CATGCCATTGAAAGCGCATTGGTGATGTGCCACTCTCCGCTTTTGTGACTCCACACGTAATACATGCCGTATCCCATTTCCAGGAATACCGGAATAATTGATTGGCTGGGGAACCTGGCATGACGGATGTAACCCGTTACCATACGCGGCCCCTTGCGAAGTGATGCGATCGACTTCTGAATAAAATCAGCCTGGGCGCTGGCGTTTCCGGTTGTGTACTCGCGCTCAAACATTTTCGTGAATTCGCCGTTAATGTCAGGGCCGAAGATCTCAATATTGGTTTTCAGTCCGAGTGAACTACGCGTGCGGTAGACAACACATCCGGCATCGCGTGCATCATCAAGCGCCTTGCGCAACTTTTCGTGCCTCATAATCAATCCTCAATTGTGAATTTAATTGGTTCTTTGCCAATGGTCTTGCGATGCGAGTTGACCAGCTTTTCAAACTTATCCATGCATTCACGCAAATCCGTGAACGTGCTGGCACTCCCCATGACACGCCATGATTCGACATTTTTCCCACGAACGTAGTTGATGACGTGCTTCATGATCTTGTACGTGTCGCCATCCTTTCTGGTGTAAGTGCGTATAACCGCGATTTTAGTTTCCTTGTAGGTGAATGCTTTGGTGATGTACTCGCAAGTTTGCATCGTGGATTCTCCGTGACTGGTTGATGTGATGACTATACGTGATCTCATCCAGCGAGTTTTGGCAAAACGTGCCATTCCTGCGATTGCTGATTATTCCTACGATTTTGAATAGTGGAATAGATGGTGATTGCACTTGATTCCTGGGTGATTAGTTTTGACGAATCATGATTGATTGTGATTATTTCATTCTGTGCAATGACTTGGTGTGGTGTTTCATGATGTGCAACGAATTGCATAGATGCATGCATTATGCACACAATTTTCCGTTCGAATCCTGCCAAATGGCGCATGTGTTTCCCCAACATTTAGGGCGTGTGGGAATGTGGGGGAGGATTAATCTTACCTAAAAATTGCGCAAAAAGTGACCAATATAAGCCTATAATAGATAGATAAGTATATGATATACATACATATTATTATTATTACTCTTTCTATATATATTTGTTTGGTAAGATTTCTCCGGGGTGGTTATGTGATATCTCTTGCGCCAGCCATAAATTTTAGATGTTCCGCCGCGCGATATGTATAAAGGGGCATATGGGGGATGCTTACTAATCTTACCAAACACGCGCAAACCCTTTGACGACAAGGCCTGTAGCCAGTAAGATAGCCTTACGAAACACGCGCAAACGCCGTAAATGTGGGGGAAACACAAATGCAATACAAAGGCTATGAGTTCGAAGAAGTCGACGTGTCCGAGTGGATGCGGTACGACGCAGAAAAACAAGCTGCTTACCATGAATGGCTGCAATCCATCACGTTTGGTGACGCCACCAGGCCAGCCGGACGGAGCCAGGAATCCGCGAAACCTGAAGGCGCATTCACTGGTAATCGTTCGTCCGAGATCCGGCGCATGTTCCTGGATGGCGGGCGGCGTATCCAGATGACAGCGGAGGATTTCGCGGAGAAGTTCGGCGTTCATCCGGTCGACAACCATTTCCGCAGGCCGTTGCTGAAACTTCTGGAGCCTGGCGAGGTGTTGCGCGTGAGCCTGGGGTCGGGGCTAATCACCGTCTTTACTGAGTTCGACGAAAGGACTGGCTCACACCTGGAGGCGGAAGCGTACAGAAGGCAGGGAGCTCACTCTGAGCGGGAAAGAATCCTTTCCATCATCAACGAAGTGATGCCAAAAGGCCTGCTTTACAACGGTTACACAATGGCGCTGAAAGCCAAAATTACAGGAGCACAATCATGAAGCTATATCCATACCAGAAAGACCCGCAATAGCACTTTTTGTTAAAACCAGGCCAGTTAGATCGGGTATTATCTTACCATCGACAACGAACTGAGGTTATGAGGAGCAAGGCAATGAAAAAAGAATTTGGCGTAAGTTATTTCGATTCGAAAGGCGTTAAACACTGGCTGGTTTTTGCGAATCGTTTTGGTTTCACCAAAAGTAAGGCCGAGTTCTTCCGCGAAAGCCTTATTAAAAAGGGAAGTTTTATTGCCGCTGAATTAACTGTTGAAATGCTTTAATCAACCAGTCACTTAGGTGGCGCATAACCTGAGATAATACCATTAAAAACATTATCATTCATAACAAGCTGCCTAAACTGCTGGGAAATGTGACCAAAGTTCAGGCGCTGAATACACTGTCACGTATGCGTGCACATGCTGAATTTGACGAGCTGTGTGTCACCAGTCTCATTACTGAAGGTAAAGTACAGGAGAAATATATATGAAAACATTAAGTTATTGTCAATTAATGGAGCGCTGTTTAGCGGCCGAGGCGCGGGTGGTAGAACTGGAGTCGATCACTGCCACCTCCGCTGCCTCTGACGTACTGGCAGAGCGCCAGAGGCAGGTTACTGAAGAAGGATGGAGCCCTAAGTGCGATGACACGCACAAAAATAACGAAATGGCTTTCGCTGCTTCCTGTTATGCGTTTCATGCTGCCGCCGCATCCTGGGATATAGAAGATAATGGAATACCATATGATAGCCATCCTGTGCCAAAGAACTGGCCTTGGGAGCCTGAATGGTGGAATCCTAAATCTGCGCGCCGCGATCTGGTAAAAGCAGGTGCGCTTATACTTGCGGAAATTGAACGCCTGGACCGTATGGCCACCATAGGTGGCGGTAAGTCATGAACCAGGGCAAATAAACAGCATAGCGCCGCTTCGGTGGCGCAATATTCCCACCATCAACACGGCTCACGCCAGGAGGATTGGAAATGCCACGATTTTCAGCAACAACAAAACTTCGCACCTTCGCCGGGATGCAGATCCCGCACTCATCTACCAAAGCCGTCCAGGGCAGCGAGCACGGCGTATACTTCCACTGGTGCGGTAAGTGGAGATTCACCGTCATTCGAGGCTTTTACGTGACCTGCGATCGCGTGGATATCGAGAACCATTCCGGCGGGAACCAGGTTAACGAGTTCAAGAAGCACGAATAGCACTTTTTGCTAAAACTCGATCGGGGTAATGCGCTATCATTACCACATCGAAACAGAGGAGCATAAACATGATCGGCAACCACAACAACAAACTGAACGCAGCAGCCCACCGTTGCGCCGTCGAGCAGAACTTCAACGCGCTTAAAGTGGTCTGCGATGAGATGAATGCAATGCTTGACCTGCCGTCATGGGATGCCCAACTCGAAGACTACTATGATGGCCTGCGCGTCAATCGTGATGATATCATCAACCGCCTGCGCCTGGCTGGAATGTTTCTGTAAGGAGATCGCAATGATTCACGAAATCAAGTCTGGCAAGCAAGTAGTGGCCACCATCACGCAGCGCCACGTTGTAGCCTTCCAGTTTAACATCCCCGGCACCAACGATATGCAGTCGCTTGATGTGCCAGTTTGGGCAAACACGGTTGCCATTGATGCCGACGGCTCGATTTGGGCCCACGAGTCGACCGCTGAAAATGTTCGTCTACTGAGCTACTCGCCCGATTCCTGGGTGGATAAGGGGCCAGGCGGAAACAAAATGGTGCAAATCGGCGAAATGGCTGACTTCCCTGATTGGGCAAAATCGAAGATTGACCTTCGCCGCCTGAAATAGCACGTTTTGCCAAACGCCCGGTCAGCAGTTCGGGCATAATGGCCACACACCAAACAACGGAGATTCACCATGATTCGCACTACCAGGCCGCTACCCAATAACCTTTACGCCACTGTTGGGATTCGGGCGGTGAGACTGATTCACGTCAACGAAGTTGGCAACGTGGCTATTTTGTGGTTCAAGCGCCACTCAAGTGGGGTTGGCCTGAGCATTGAAAGATTCGGGCGCTTTAATGGCAACGCCCAAAGCCATGACCATTGGGCGGATGGAACTTACCACTGGACGCACGTTAAGCACGTCAAGAACTTCGACGCCAAATCACTGAGCGACGACGACGCCTGGAAGATGGTAACAGATCTCTTTGGCTATGATGCCTGCATGGAGGTAGTTGGATGATACGTTTATCAGGCTTCGACCGCCACTGCTTAACCGGGCAATTCGGCGAAAAGCCAGTGATGTGCAAGATCTCGAAGGTCAAAGGCGACCACATCGAGCGGGTCAGCACTCTTAGGGGCCTGGCGATGCGCAATCGCCTTTACATCCAGGCACGCGGCGACATGTTCGCAAAGCAGGTTCATTTTGCGTATGGGACAGGGTTCCACACTGGCGGCGACGGGATTAACCCAACGCCGAAAAAGGTTAGGCCGCGCGAGATAATCGAGTTCGGCTATGTTTGGACTAACGGGATCTACTAATGGAAACGGTAAAAGTAATTTGCACGCACACTGGCTATTCGCCGCTATCCACCTATTTCACACTTGGCCGCGAGTATAACGCCAGGTTCGGCCCCGGCCTTGATGAAGTATGGATTTTGCAGGACGATCAGGGAACCACGGAAGAGGGCGAATTTTGGCCAGCCTGCCGTATGCCGGACGAAAAGATCGCAATGTACGCCAATAGGCCATACGAAAACAACGTTTTATTTGAGGTGAAAGTATGAAAGTAAGCAAAAAGAAACTCGCGCTGTATTGGGTTCTGTTCCTTGGCGGTCTGGTGGTTGCCAAAGAAGATGGCTGGCAAATGATCGGAATGATGATGGTTATCATCGGGGTAAGCCGCCTCTCTGAGATTAACGGCTTCAGCCGTGGTCGCCGGGCCGAATTCACTGGCGACAAAGAATAGCACTTTTTGTTAAACCTGCCGTAACGTCATTTGGTAAAGTGGCGTTACTGAAGTGAAACAAACCAATCAGGAGTTACACCATGAATAATGACCACATCATCGACCTGTTAAGCGTGCTGGCTGAGGATACCGTAGCCATCATCGAGCTTGAGGACGGCACCGAACTTCAGATCGAGGTTCCCCGCGTGCGATTCGGCGTATCAGGCGGCGAACATTCCGAGCGCTCAACCGAAACGGATCTTGACTACGCGACCCACTTACTCTGCCTGAACGCGATCGAGGAGATCCGATAATGAACACAATCAAACTCATGGTTGTCAATGTGGCACGCGAGCGTGAGCGCCACCTTATCGGCTGCGTATTCGATGCCGTCGAGGTGCGCGAACCACTCGGCACGGCGCTCGTAATCCAGGGAGGATACCTAAACGAATACGCCGTCAACCCGCTGGATATTGACGAAGATTTGACTATCCGCGTTGGCGGTGAGCCAGAAGACGTGCTTTTCCACCTGCGGAAAGTATCGAAGGCATCGCAGCGCAAGTTGCTGGTTCGAGCGCTGAAGCGCATTGCGAAGGAGCGAGGTTACACCGATGCATACATCCGCAAGTTCAGCACGCTCGCTGGCGTCGGAGATTGGGCACGGTCATGGGCCGACTATTATTTCAACAAATCCGGCGAATTCTGTTCCGTGCATACTGACTGGCTACATGGAACAAAACACGATCCCGTAAACGGCCACGAGTGGTACGAATTCATTGATGCGGAATTAGATGCCCTTTGATAGCACGAATTGCTAAAACGGACGTCCTGGGATGGTGCATACTATCCCCACACTAACAAGCGATGGAGCTTAACCATGAACACTACACAAATCATACACCCGATCCAGTCCGACAACTTCGCCAAAGACGACAATCCGCTGTTAACCGCCGTTATTCGCGCCGGGATCAGCCGGGCGCTTAGTGATGCCTCGTGCGAATCATTTATGCGGGAACCGTTCTCACGAATCGCGGAGCTTGAAAAGCAGGTTGCTTTCCTGACTGGTGAACTTCAGTCGGCTATCGCCACGATCGAGAAGGTTCGGGAAATCATGCGCACCGAACCTGGCTATGACGTTGAAGATCACGCGCGAGTTTTGCGCATGATGGCCGACGCTTTCGCAAAGCTCCAGCAATAGCACTAACCACAAACACTAACCGGGGTTGCTGCATAGTGACCCCACCAAAGACAAGGAAAAACATCATGATTTACGCAATTATTGCCCTGGTGGTTCTTATTCTGGCCCTGTATGCGTGCGGCTGTTTCCTCATGCGGGCCTTCCTGAAATCTGCGGATTCTACCGACAAAGAAGATCTTTACCCTGTGCTTTGCTGGCCCTGGATTACACTTTCCGCCGTTGGCAGCGTGATCATTTCCCGCAATTTTAAGTGGTGAGATGGCGCTTGGGTGCCAAAATGGATAGCCCGAAAAATAGCACGAATTGCTAAAACTTCCGCAAGGCCATTTGATATAGTGGCCTTATTGAAGCAAACCAATCAGGAGCTAACAAGATGCAAATCCCTTACCCGTCAAAAACTGAAAAATTCCTGGGCCTTGTGGTGGTCGAGATCATTAACCCGAACATCCGCAACGCCGAAGATGAACCGACTTTAGCAGAGTGGGCGGGAATCAAAGAAGGCGACCGCTTCACCTGCGAAGCATACGAAGGCGGATTCCTTTGGGCGCAGGCTGGAAAGCATTATAACTCTGAGGAGTTCGGCGAGGTCAAACCGTCAGGCTGGTTCGAGCTTAACGAAGGCGAATATAAGGTGATCGAAGAATGAGCAATAAAATTTGGGTGCTGACCTACACTATCGGAACCAACGAGGGGCGCAAGTCGCGCCGCCTCATCTGCGACACCAAAGAGCAGGCGATTATGCAGCAAACCGTTCTTGGTGGCGATCTTGTCGAATATTTCCGCAAGCCTGAAGCGTTTAAGGTTAACTGGCCGGAAGGCATGGATATCAACGGCGCGTTAGCGAGCCTGCGTGAGATGCAGCACAACCCGAAGACGTGGAGCGACTTTCAATGCCTGCGGGCGGAGCCGGAAGTGAAGGGTGACCCGTTCACCAATATTCGGGCGCAGCACGCGGAATGGTCGGATCGCCAGTTCGGTAACGTTGGGCCAGTCGGGCCGCTCAAGCACCTGGCGAAAGAGGCTATCGAGGCCGCCGAAGCGCCGGATGACATTAGCGAGTTCGCCGATATCCTAATGTTGGTATGGGACGCAACGCGCCGCGCCGGATTCAGCGATGAGCAGTTGGCTGAAGCAGTGGCGGAAAAGCTGGAACGGAACAAGCGCCGGGAGTGGGGCGAGGTCAAAGATGGCGAACCTTGCCACCACGTAAAAAATTAACGAAATCGAATACCGTTTAAAGCGCCTGTAAGCCATTCTGTCGGGCGCAAATTTAAGGAGTGCGATTGTATGCCTGAATACTCAAAAGTCGAAGATATGCCGATTGGCGCAACGATTACGGGTATCTGTATGAGTGAAGCGGTTGACGCAATCAAGCCGCTGGCGTTCCCGGTTACGCAGGTGGAGACGGATAGCAGAAAAGGGTTCATCTTCATCTACAAAAATTTCAATAGTCCGCTGCGTGTTGAAGTGTTCATTGCTCGCGGAACCTGGGTGGAATGGGAGAAGGCCAAATGTTCGGACTGAATGAAGCGCAGTACAACGCCGTGAAGCGCATAGCAAAGCAGATGGCCGCAGAAACAAAAGACGCCATCAAGAAGGACAAGAAGACCTACGATCAGGTCGCCGCGAAGATGATCGATAAACATTGGGCGCAAATCAACACGCTGGTTACTCGCGGCCAGTTTATCTGGATAGCTGGCTACCTGGAAGGCCGATTCGGTCGCAGGGATGGCGAGTATGAATAAAAAACAGCCAAACGATTCAGCGACCTATTGACGCAATCGCGCTGACCGGGTAACTTGAACCACGTAGACACAAGAGGCGGTAAACATCCGCAAGTCTGGCCCCGCTTAGGGGCATTTACAAAGGGGTTATGATGCAATATAAGATCATACTCACGGCAAGAAAAATGGGCGGCTTTTGCAAGTCCTGCATTCAAGAGTTCAGCATGACGATTGAAGCGAACGATACCGCCGACGCGGTGGAGAAAGCAAAGCAGCGTTCAGGCGTCAACCTGGACACTCACAAAATAAGCATCAACTACGTAAGGGAAGTAACACAATGACAACTCTGATTGTAGCGTTAATTATGCTGGTCATAGGATTCTATGCAGGCACCTTCCACCTTGTCGAACGGCTGTCCAAGCGCGTGCATGAAGGCACTTTCGCCGCGATGCTGTACAACAAGAAAACGAAACTCTGGGAGAAAATTGGCGATCCGGGCGGTATCGCGAAACGAATTCAGTTTTCGCCGCTCCCGTATGTTGACTGTGAGCCATTTGCATCACTTCAGAAAACACTGAGGCGGCGTAACAAACTGATATGAACATAACCCGCTTCGGCGGGTTTTTTGTGCTTGCAATCTGGTATACTCGCAACTCAACACAGAAGGAGGACTCACAATGTCTGAAGAACGCAAAAAACGCGTAACGAAATCGCACTTCGAAGGCAATTTCAAGGCGCTATACGAAAAAGATTTTGGCGTAGTGCTGGGGCGAACCGCCGAAATGACGCCGCAACAATTCTTCGAGATCGCGAAGGGTTATTTCCAGTGGGCCGAAGAAAACGCCATCAAGGCTGCGGAAACCGCCACTTTCCAGGGCGACGTTAACGAGTGGGGCGTGAACAAGCCGCGCATTTTCACGATCACAGGGTTAAGCCTGTTTTGCGGCGTGAACCAGTCAACGCTTGGGCGCTACCGCCACGATCCCAACTATGCTCCCGTCATGGAGTTCATCGACTCCGTGATTTATGAGCAGAAATTCCAGCTTGCTGCCGTCGGCATGATTAACGCTTCTTTCGTCGGTAAAGAGATGGGGATCGACAAGCCCGCCGTTCTCAACATTGACGCCGTAGCTGGCAACAAGAACGAGATCACCGATGAAGTATTGGAGAAGGCTGTTAGTAACATTCTGGACAAGATTTAAGGGCCAATCATGAATGACGAAATGATTATTTGGGAAGACCTGAAGCCAGCCGATAAGCTGGCAATCAAGGCGCTGAGTACGCGCAATTTTTCGCTGTTCCTGAAAATCTGGTTCCAGATCATTCAGGGCGAAAAGCTAATGTGGAACTGGCATCACTCCTACTTTTGCCACACGGTTGATGAAATTATCGCCGGGAAGCGCAAGAGCACGATCGTTAACGTTGCGCCAGGCTCCACGAAGACGGAGGTGTTTTCAATCCACCTCGCGCCGTATGCGTATCTCAAGTGCCGGAAGGTTCGAAACCTTCAGATCTCGCAGGGTGACGCCCTGTCAAAAGGCAACTCGGATCGCGTGATTAAGATCTTCTCATCAAGCGAGTGGCAGGAGCTATGGCCATCAAAGTTCGGGCGCAAGCAGATCGATGAATTTCAGGTGATGGACGATAACGACCGCGTAAGGCTGGAAATGGTCTCCCGTTCGTCTGGCGGTCAGATCGTCGGTAAGCGTGGCGGGTACATGACGCCAGGGTTTAGCGGCCTAATCGCGCTGGATGATATCGACAAGCCTGATGACATGTTCTCAAAGGTGAAGCGCGAAAAGAGCCACATCTTGCTGAAGAACACCATTCGATCCCGTCGTGCGAAGAAGAAACAAGGCGACGAAACGCCGATCCTGTCCGTACAGCAGCGGCTGCATGCACAGGATTCCACCTGGTTCATGATGAGCGGCGGGATGGCTATCGAATTCGATCGCATTGTTATTCCGGCGATGGTAACGAGGGAATACGGCGAATCGCTCCCTGACTGGTTGCGTCCTGAGTTCGAACGCGACGTGTTATCCGGGCCGTCGGTGGTCATTGATGGTGTCGAATACTGGTCATTTTGGGAGGACAACGAATCGATCGAGAACCTTGTTGCCTTGCGCGATGCCGATCTTTATACATTCCTTTCGCAGTATCAGCAGGAGCCGATCGCATTGGGCGGCAACGTGTTTAAGTCGGAATGGTGGCGCTATTACGGCGACAGCGAAAAGGCGCACGAACCGCGCCCTGACAAGTTCGAATACACCTTCATTACGGCGGATACTGCGCAGAAGACGAACGAACTAAACGACTATTCCGTGCTGTGCTATTGGGGCAAGTACCGCGATCGCGTCTACTTCATTGATGGAATCCGTGGCAAGTGGGAAGCGCCGGATTTGCGCGTGCAGGCTGAGGCATTCATTAAGCAGTGCTGGCGCAGAAACAAGGAATGCGGGAATCTGCGAAAGATTTACATCGAAGACAAGGCGAGCGGTACAGGTCTAATCCAGGATCTGACCAAAGCAGTTAATGGCATAGGTGAGATCGTCCCGGTTCAGCGCGACAAAGATAAGGTTACTCGCGCGATGGATGCGCAGCCAATTATCAAGGGTGGCCGCGTCGTACTGCCGGACAGCCATCCGTTCATTGCGGAGCTTGTGGCGGAAATGAGCGCATTTACCTATGACGATTCACATCCCCACGATGACATTTGCGACAACGTATTTGACGCCGCGAACCTGGAAATGAACCTGAGCGACGATCCGGTTGAGCGAATGAAACGCCTTGCGGGATTGAAAAAGCTGGGTCGCTAATACATAATGTGGGCCTGACGGCCCACACTTAAACAAGGTTGAAATATGAATAACATTAAGATGGACGACTATAATCAAATCTTTAATGGTGGCGCTGGTTATGCGTCAACCCTCGCGTCTATCGCGGCGAGATTTGGAACAATGTCGCAGGTTGAAGAGTTCTATCATGAAAACGGCATGGCGAAGAAAATCGTTGACGTGATCCCGGAAGAGATGGTCGCTCCCGGCTTCCAGCTAAACGGCATTTCAGATAACACCAAGTTTCAATCAGAATGGGACGGGTTAAATCTGGAACCGCAAATCACCGATGCTCTTTGCTGGGCGCGGCTGTATGGTGGCTCCTACGTCCTGGCGATGGTTAACGATGGTCGCGCATTGACTTCGGCAGCGAAGCGGGGTAAGCCGCTCGAATCGATCGTTGTTTACGACCATGATTCCGTTTCCGTCGCAGAGGAGGAAACCAGCCCGCGAAGCCCACGATTCGGAAAGCCTAAGATGTACGAGGTGAAGCCGCTAAACGGCGGGCAACCGTTCAAGGTGCATTATACCCGTATGCACTACATCGACGGCGAGCGAGTAACCAACAAGGTGCGCCAGCTAAATAATGGCGCTGGTGGTTCGGTGCTGAACAAGTCGATCATTGAAGCGATTCTTGACTACGACTATTCGGAATATCTGGCAACGCAGCTACTGAAGCGCAAGCAGCAGGGCGTTTGGAAGGCGAAAGGCCTGGCGCTAATCTGCGACGACAAAGAAGGCGAGTACGCCGCCCGGTTGCGCATGGCGCAGGTTGACGCTAATTCCGGCGTCGGCAACACGATCGGCATTGATGCCACCGATGAAGAGTACACCGTTATCAACTCTGATATTACTGGCATCCCTGAATTCCTTTCGGCGAAGATGGATCGGATTGTAGCGCTGTCAGGTATTCACGAGATCGTGCTAAAAAACAAAAACACTGGTGGCGTAAGCGCAAGCCAGAACACGGCGCTACAGACGTTCTACAAACTGGTTGACCGCAAGCGCAATGACGATTACAAGCCGCTGTTAGAATTCCTGTTACAGTTCATCGTAACGGAGGAGGAATACAGCGTCGAGTTCGAACCGTTGTCACTGCCTACCGATGCGGAGAAAGCGGATATCTTCCAGAAGAACGCCAACGCGGCTCGCGGCCTCGTTACCGACCAGGTTATTGACGCCAACGAAGCGCGTGATACTCTGTCGGCGTTGATTCCTGAACTGAAGCTAAAAGGCAACGCTCCGAAGCAGAAAAAACTTCCGGATCGCGCCGCTGGTTCAGGCAGCACGCAAAGTGCAGAGATCTTAAACAACACGGAGGCGGATGATGAAAGTTAACGGCAGAATCCCAAACTGGCGTTATCCTGAAGCAAGCGAGCGGGATTTATCCCGCTCCATGCAGGACGCGGTGACAGAACTCGTGGTAGAAATGCGGGATCGCTTAGATCGTCTGAAATTTGACGCCACGGCGGAGGAAATCAGCCAGGCTGAAGACGATATCAGCGAATCGGCCATCGTGTTCTTTTCCGCCGTAATTGCGGCGCTTTCCTCCATTGGGTTGACTATCTATAGATTCAATTCGAAACAGTGGCTTGCAATTGCGATCGCGGCTGGCGGGCGGAACAACGAATCAGTTATGCGCCTTAAAGAATTCGGCGCTGGCGGGTATGAAGACTGGTATCAGGAAGCGCTGAAAAAGTGGCAGGATTCCGCCGAAGCGTCAATCAGGAAACTAGCAAGCGATATCGTTGCTGACTGGACAACGAAAGTTAGAACCGCCAACAACATTGGCAAGTCTCGCAAGCAGATCGATGAAATCATCGAAGGTCGATACGCTATCTATGGTAGTTGGTCGCGCAACCGGGCAAGCGGAATCATCGGAACTTTTAACAGTATGTTGATGATGCAGCGCCTAAAAGATGCTAAAGTATCGCATTACTTTTGGTTCGGGATGATGGACGACCGCGAGCGCGAGAGCCATATCAAGCTAGAAGGTAAGCGACGCCCCGTTAATGGTGACGGCATTTTCCCCGGTGAAGAGTACGGTTGCCGTTGTTGGGCGGTTCCAGATTTTAACAATGTAGAGGTATCATGATGAAAAGAGTTCAAAGGTTCGACACGGTAAAGATGAAGGCCCGATTCGATGAGAACGGCTTTCTGGTTGATACTCCGATCGTGGCGCGTATCGGTGCGCAGACGTACCAGACGCCAACCGGGCCGCGCGTCGAGTTCCGCCCGCGTTCTGAGGTGTTTGACGCAGAATCGCTGGCTTCATACCAGGGCAAGCCGATCACTTTGGGTCATAAGATGGTGAACGCGCAGAACGCAAAAGGCCTGGTCGTTGGCTCGTGTTCCGGCGCTGGCAAAGAAGAGGGGATCGGCGTTCTTGTTCCGGTGATGATTTACGATGGTGAGTCGATCGAGCAAGCAAAAAAGCGCGTAGCGGCTGAGTTATCCGTGGGCTACACTTCGGTCGATATCGATCGCAAAGGTTGGGGCAATAACGCAACTGGCGAATATTATTTCGACGAATACCTACCGGAAAACTTCGAAGAGATGAAAAATGATTCCGTCTCTGATTGGGTTCGCTTTGATGCGGTGCAAACGAAGATTCGCGTGAATCACGTCGCGCTTGTTTTCCGTGGTCGTGCCGGGATTGCGAAATTAAATCTTGATAGCGAACAAGAATTCCCCTATGATGACGACTCAAACCACAAAGGAGCTAAAACAATGATCATTAAAATTGACGGCGTAGATGTTGAAGTGGCCGATAACGTAGGCGCTTACATTGCCAAACTAGACGCGCAAGCTGCATCGGCAACCAGTCAGGTAACTAGCATCACCGCAGAGCGTGACGCGCTTCAGGCCAAAGTTGATGGCATTGAAGATGAAGTTGCCGCCCGCGTTGCTAAAATCAAAGCCGACGAAGACGCAAAACAGAAAGTTATCGCGGTGGTTTCTGCCGCTGGTGTCAAGTGCGACGGCCTGGATGTTAAGGCGATGAAGGTTGCTTACATCAAAGAGGTAGACGGTCGTGATCTGTCTGACAAAGAAGATTCGTACATCGACGCTTCTTTTGACTTTATCGCCAACTCTGATAAGATGGCTGGCAATCGCTCCAAAGTCTTCGGCAAAAAAGAAGATGGCGAGCAAAAAGACAAAGGCGGCTTACCGAAACTTGACGGAACCGAAATCATCGATCCGCAGGCAAAATTCCGCCGCTAATAATTTGCGGCCTTCGGGCCGCTACCAGACCAAATAAACAGGAGATTCAAAATGGCACAGATTCCAGCTTCTTATTCCCGCAAGCGTGATATTGCTGTAGCGGGGCAGATCGCTGATACGTCACTTTACAATATCGATGGCACTTGCGTTGCTGAAGGCGATATCAAAGCTGGCGTACTGGTGGCTTCCACTGGCGCAGTTTCCAACGGCCACAAGGTCGTTAAGCCAGCGACCGCAGCGAGCGACGTTATTGTAGGTATCGCGCAGTTCTCGCAAGCCTACTCGCCTGAAGGCAAGTATGACGATGAGAGCGCGGTTAACGTTATGACTCATGGCCGCATTTGGGTGATCGCAGACGCCACTGTTACAGAAGCAGATTGCGCGTTCGGTTCTTTCGTTACCTTTACCGCAACTGGCACCGTAGCGAAGGGTGATGCCGGGGTTATCAAAACGGGCTATAAACACACTGGCGAATACACCAAAAACGCAGATGGCACTGTTCTGGTGAAAGTTCAGGTGCTTCAGGGCGCGGTGGCTCCGGCGGCTGCGGCTGGCGACGCTGGCGTATAAAGTAAGGGGCTTCGGCCCCATTTTTGCACCAGAAAAAAACCTTTGACGGCTTAACGATTCATGATATTCTTCATCTCGTTAAGCCAAATACACAAACAGGAGTTTTTCAGATGACTATGAAATTAGATGCATTCGAACAGAGTGCCATTAAGGTCGCAATGCAGGGCATGGGCGTCGACGCCGCAAAACTGGATGCTTACGGTATCTGGACTGTTAAGCAGATGACTCAATTACTGAATCGCCAGTATGAGCAGGCATACCCGCAGACCAGCGCACTTGAGCTTTTCCCGGTAACTACCGAGATCTCGCCGACCGCCCGCCGCTTTGAGTGGCTCGAATTCGATGGCGTAACTTCTGCGAAAATTATCGCCGATTACACCGACGACCTGCCGACCGTTGAAGCGATGGCGAAAGAGAAGTCAGGGAAAGTTTTCCGCCTGGGTAACGCGTGGTTTATTTCCATCGACGAAATTAAAACTGGCGCGGCGCTGGGTTCCAGCCTGAGCGATCGCAAGGCAACTCTGGCCCGCGAAGGTCATGAGACGCTCGTTAATGATCTGGTGTTCAAAGGCTCCGCTCCTCACGGCATCGTGAGCGTTTTCGACCATCCGAACATTAACCGCATGACCGCCAGCGCGGTTTGGGGCGATGACGCAGCAGCGGCTGAAAAGGCATTCGAAGATCTGGAAGACCTGCTAAACATGATCGAAGAAACTACGCTGGGCCGCCATCACGCGACCAACATCGTGATTCCTCCGTCTAAGCGTCGTCTTCTGACGAAAAAGATGCCGGACACTAGCGGCGACTCTTATCTGACCTGGTTCACCAAGAACCACCCGAACATCACCATTACGGCGATGGCGGAACTGGAAGATATTGACGGCGCAGGCACCAAAGGCGTGCTGGCATACGAAAAAGACCCAATGAACATGAGCATCGAGATCCCTGAGCGGTTCAACATGCTGCCGATGCAGCCGAAAGACCTGCATTTCAAAGTTCCGTGCACCTCCAAATGCACTGGTCTCATCGTGTACCGCCCGCTGACAATTGCGATCCTTACCGGGATTTAATCAAAAAGCGCCTTCGGGCGCTTTTTTATTGCATTGCATTCTACAATGTGCTTTAATTTGAAACCTAAAGTAAACCAATGGAGCATTAACAATGGCCAGTAAAAAAGAAACCGTAGAAACCGTCGAAACCGTAGAAACCACCAGTGCCGAACAGGCGTCGCAGGTTGCTCAACTACAAAACGTTGGTGCATGTGCAATTCGCTATAAAGGCAAAAATTACGTCTATGAGCAGGTTTTTGAAGTGCCGGAAGACGAGATCGACCGATTCCGCCACGAAATCTTCAAAGGCCGCGTCGAGTTCTACGACAATCCAAAGCGCACGCGCGAATACATCGCAGCGGTAAAGGCGAAAGCGAAAGAGATCGTGCAGCCTAAAAGCGCGGAATAACAAAACCAACAAAGGGCGCTTCGGCGTCCTTTTTCATATCAGGAGATCGACCATGAGTTACACAATTCAAGATGTGATCGATAAAATGCGCAGCCTTGCACCTCCGCTTAAAGAAGTTCCAGATGAACTGCTGTCTGCGTGGGTTGTGCTTGCCGAAGAGTTCGTTTGCAAATCCAGGTTCGGAGATTCCATCGTTACGGCGATCGCATTGATGACCATGCACCTAATGTTTTTGGATGGCGCGATGAAGCAAGAAGGCGAAAGCCTGGAATCTTACACGCAGCGAGTGGCATCGTTCACCCTGACCGGGGAGTTTTCCCAAACCTTCGATCGCGTATCGGCGTCAAGCGACAACGAAATGCTTTCTACGCCGTGGGGCAAAATGTACTGGCGTATGCTCAAGATGCGCGGCGGCGGCTTCGGCCTTCTTACCGCTGGCAACGTTCGGCGTTGCGGAGTTGGGAGGTAATCGCAATGAACTACAAAGCAATCCAGGCTCGCGCAAGCGCGGGCATTAAGTTCTTCAGCGACGCTGACGGCGTGTTCAACAAGTACACGAAAGGCGCTGGCGGTGGCATCGATCCGGAAACCGGGGAAGATATCATTCCTGGCGAGGTGGTAACGACAATCAAGGGCGCGATCAGGGATGTAAATGACCGTGACATTAACGGCGAAACCATCCTTGCTGGCGACAAGCGCGGGTTCTTCACTCATGATGTGCCAATCATGGAGGGTGACGAAATCGAAGTAGACGGCGAGCGCTACCGCGTGGTTAATGCCCGTCCTGTAAAACCAACGGGAACCGTTGTCGCCTACCGTCCAGTTTTACGCAGGGTGGCGACTTATGGCTAATTATACGATCCGTGAGTTCACAGGGGCTATTGATGCATGGTGTAAGGCCGCTGGTGATGCGCTGGAGGACGTTGTAAGGTTTACGTGTGAAGATATTCACCGCGACCTTGTAATGCGTTCTCCGGTGGATACAGGGCGCTTCCGTGGTAACTGGCAAATCACCTTTAATCGCGCCCCGCTTTACGCGATTAACGCATATGACCAAACTGGCGAAAAGACGATCCAGAACGGCAAAGCCAACATTGCACTATACGCAAAAGGGGCCGGGATCACTTCGATCTGGTTCAGTAACATGCTAATCTATGCGAACGCGCTGGAATACGGCCATTCAAAGCAGGCTCCCAATGGCGTTATGGGCGTTGTTGCGATCCGGTTGGGCGTTTATGTTACTGAGGCAATCAAGCGAGCGAGGGCGAAAAATGCATTATGATATGGCGTTAAAATGCAAGGCGGCAGTGGCTAAATTTGCCGCCGAGAACGGGTTGAGGGTCGCGGGGGATAACGTTGACTTTATCCCACCGAGAGGCGGGGAAACCTACCTTAAAGCCTCCTACGTCGAGGCGGATTCAAGATCGGTTGACCTGTCAAGAAAATGCCGAGTCTATCTGGCGATGGTTCAGATTGACGTTATCTTTAAGCCTGGGATCGGAACCGACCGCGCGAGGATTATCGCCCAACGCGTTGCAAAATCCTTCCCTGAAGGAAAGATTGTTGATCGTGACGGTAAGTTATATGTGAGCGAGTGGGCGGAGGTACACGGCGTGCAGAAGCATGAGGCTGGTTGGTTCTTTCCGGTTCGGTTCACAGTAAGATGCGATAGCGTGGAGGAAAACGGTTATCCATCAACCTGACCGATCTTAGAGGTGCTTATAATTTCTTGCCAGCCTGGAAATATATAGGCATAATGGCGTTGTTAAACTTTCATCAAAACAGGAGTATTCAACATGCATTTACCAAACGGTGCAAAGGTCTTCTTTGAGAAGGCTCGCGGTGCGACGATTCCGTTTACCGCAATGACCAACGACGCGAAAAACCCAAAAATCACAGTGGCGGACGGCAAGCTGAAGGTGAAAGATATTGTGATCTTCACCGATTGCACCTGGGGCGACTTCGTTAACAAGGTGGCTCGCGTAAAAGCAGTGACAGCAGGCGTGGCAACGCTGGAAGAGTTCGACACCTCCGACACGAACAAGTATCCCGGCGGCGCGGCCACTGGTAACGTTAGCGTGATCACTGATTGGGTCGAATTGCCTTGCATTCAGGATTTAGGCAAAGACGGCAACGAACAGCAGTTCTATAACTATCAGTGCTTGGGCGATGAGCGCGAACAATCCGAACCTACTTACAAGTCGGCGGTGACGCTTAACTACACGTTTGCGCACGATTACGGTAACGCGATCTACCCGATCTTGCGTTCAGCCGACGCCAGCAAGCAGGTGAAAGCGATGTACATGTATATCCCGCGAGCCTCCGAAGTTCGCTACTGGTCTGGAGTTGCATCTTTCGATGACATTCCATCCACGGCGGTTAACGAGATGGAAACCGTAACGCTTAACGTTGCGCTTAAAGGTTCTCACGTCTTCCTTCCGGTTGTCGCGTAATTAAATGGCGGGGCTTGTTCCTCGCCTTTTTTTGTGCATAATAGCGAATAACACAAACCAATCAGGAGTTAACAAAATGGCTAAATTCAAAATTCAAATCGGCGGCAATCTCCCTTCTTTCAAACTGCCCGTAACTTTCACTTGCCCGGACGGCAAAGAAGCAACAATCACCATGACCGTAAAACACCGCTCCACCGATGAGATGAAAGACTTCTATGAGAGCGAAGATAAAGCGCCAAAGGGTAACGCCGAGTTTATCCGCTTCATGGCCGAAGGTTGGGATCTGGATGACGAATTCAGCGATGAAAACATTTCCTGGCTTTGCGCTCACTTCCCGGCGTTCGTCATGGCACTGCCACAAACTTACATGGCCGCGCTTGCGGGCCACCGTGCAAAAGTTTAAGGCGGGCTGTTTATCTCACGCTTCAGCCTGAGCTAACCGATCGCCAGCTTGCGGAGTACGGGTTAAGGCGATCGGATTATGAAGCAGATCTTGAAACGATCTATTTTGATGAACAGACCGCCCAAAGTTGGCAACTATTCCAGGCCATGCAAACGCAATGGCGCATTGGGATGAATGGCCCAACGGGTCTGGACTATAATACATTGCCTATGTTCTTTGAATTGTATAAAATCGACAATCGAGAAGCGGCATTGCTTGACTTGCAGATCCTGGAGGGTGAATACCTCAAACAGATCTACAAAAAATCACAATAAGCGCCTACGGGCGCTTTTTTCATATGGGGGCTAACATGGCTGATAAAGTAGCTGGCTTGACGTTCGGCGTTGACGTGTCGCAGGTTGACAGAGCGGTGCGATCACTTGCCGAACTGAAGAACCAAAGCCAACAAACCGGGGCGGGTCTTCAGTCGCTGGCGGACGCTGAGAAGCGCGCGACGGCGCAGACTGAGGAAATGAACCGCGCGTTGCAGAACCAAAAGAAAACCACGGAAAAGGCCAAGACCAATTTCAACAACATCGCGGGCGCTATCGATCCCACGATCGCGAAAATGGCTAACTTGCGCAAGGCTTCGGAAGAACTGGATAAGGCCTGGCGATTGGGCCTTGTGCCGGACAAGGAATTCTTCCGCCTGGGTGCTGTCATTGAGTCGACCACCAACAAGCTGAGACAGCAGCAGTTGGCGCTAACCGAAGAAGGCCGCGCGGCAATCGCTGAGGCTGAGGCGAAACAGAAGGCGACTAACGCCGGGCGTGATTTTGTCGCCAGCCTGAAACAGCAAGCAGACTCGATCGGCAAGACTCGCGCCGAACTGCTGGAAATGAAGGCGGCACAATTAGGCGTTTCAACTGAAGCGGCACCGTTCATTAACGCCCTGAAGCAGCAAGAGCAGGCGTTAAAGAAACAGCAGAATGCTATGGGGCTTGCTGGAATTTCAGCAGGTCAATATAAAATGGCTATGCGCCAACTTCCGGCGCAGATCACTGACGTAGTAACGTCTCTTGCTTCCGGGATGCCAGTATGGTTAGTTGCTATTCAGCAAGGAGGGCAAATCAAGGATAGCTTCGGCGGGATCGGGAACACGTTCAAAGTTTTGTTGAGCTACATTAACCCGCTAACAGTTGGCGCGGTTGCTTTGGGTGTTGCTCTTGCGGCTATCGCCAAAGCTGGGTACGACTCCTGGAAGTCACAGCGAGATCTAGCGAATGCATTGGTGCTGACTGGTGGCTATGCTGCAACAACTACCGGGCAAATCACCTCCCTAACCGATGAAATCAACAAAACATCATCGGCTACTGTCGGAAGCATTCAGGCGATCGCAACGTCACTGGCTCAATCTGGAAAATACAGCATCAACCAGATTAAGGCGATCACGAAGACTACGGCGGAATGGGCGGCGCAGACCGGGGAGAGCGAAAAGACCATTACTGGTTACTTTGACTCTATCGCAAAGGATCCGGTTAAGGGGCTTGCCGAACTAAATGATCAGTTTAATTTCCTGAAGGAAGGTCAGTTAACCTACATCGAATCTTTGCGAAAAACCAAAGGTGAGACGGCAGCAGCGGAAGCGGCAACGAAACTCTTTGCCGACACGATGGATAAACGCCTGAAGGATATCGCAGACAGCGCAACGCCGCTTGAAACGATGTGGACTGACATTAAAAAGTGGGCCGCAGACTCCTGGAAGTGGGTAGGTGATCACACCGTCGGCGCGCTAAACCTTATTGTTGATACGGTTTCATCTATCATCAACGTTATCAGGAAACTGATTGCGGATGGCGACGCCATGATCGCACAATTCATCGTTGATGCTGGTCGGCAGTTGCAGAAAGTGCCTAGCATGGGTGACTTTGGGAATGATTTTCTTGCACAGCAAGAACAGCTAATCAAGGATTCCAAAGCCAAATCAGCGGAACTGGCGAAGACCATTGCGGAGCAGCAGGCAAGGATCGCGAAAGGCGAAATGGGTTACATTGACGCGGCCAAAAACAAAAACGTGTCCGGCGGCTACAGCAGTGCAACAAAGGATAAGGTGAATCAGGAAGAAAAGGATATCCTGAAGAACCGAAACGCCAGGAAGGAGCAGGCAGACGCCGGGGTTAAGATCGATGAACAGTATCAGTCCGAATTGCTGTCATTGCAGGCGCAGTTGAAAGTATTGCAGCAGCACAAAGGGCTTGACGACAAAATCAGCCAGCAGCGCAAAGACTACTTTACCACTGTCGCAAAATTCCAGGTGCTGGAAGAAGCGAGCGCCAAGCGTAAGCTGACGCAGAGCGAAAAGCAGATGTTAGCCAATAAGCAAAGTATCATCGCTATGGCGGAACAGAAAGCGATCGTGGGCGATCAGATTGTCCGGCAGCAGCGCCTGAACGCCTTGCTTGACAAGTCGGTGAAGTATCAGAACCAGATGGCTGAGAAGACAAAAGCGCTTCAGGATACCGCCGGGATGGGTAGTAAGCAGCAGGAGCGCTACAGGGCAAACGCGCAGATGGCGGCGGACTGGAAGAATAATGGAGGCTCGCTTGACGACGCCCAATTTAAGCAGATGCAGGCAGCAAGCGAACAGTTTTACGCGCAGCAGGATGCGCAGATGCTTGACTGGAAAGCGGGATTCAAGCATGCCTGGGCTGACATTGGCAACGAAGTTAATGACGTGTACTCCAATATCGGGAGCATCACCCAAAACGCATTTAACGGAATGGCTACTGTGCTAACTGATTTTGTCATGACGGGTAAGGCCAGCTTCAGCGACTTCGCCAGAAGCGTGATTAGTGACATTACCAGCATGCTAATCAAAATGGCGCTGTTCAATGCAATGTCTTCTGCGTTCGGTGGTGGCGGTACGTTCAGCTTCGCCAGCATGTTCAGCAAAGGGTTCGCCAACGGCGGCTATACTGGCAACGGTGGCAAGTACGAACCTAAAGGCGTTGTGCATGGCGGCGAATTCGTCTTTACCAAAGAGGCGACCAGCCGATTAGGGCCGGAAAATTTATACAGGCTGATGCGTGGCTATGCTTCCGGCGGTCTGGTAGGCTCTAACGGTTCGTCAGGATCTGGTGTGACGAATGGCGGGAATGTTGCTGCATCGGCAGCAATGGTGTTTAGCATGGGTGACGTGAACATCACGATGGGTTCCGGTCAGGATAGCAAGGGCTTAGAGCAGGGAGTAAGGCAGATCGTGAATGATATGTTCACGGAGGCACTGAGCCAAAACGGGCGAATTGCGAAATACGTAAACGAGAAAACGAGGGGTTAACAGTGGATTCTTTTTCATGGTGTACTCAAATTCAAGGAGGGGCGGCGAAAGTCGCCGTTTCCAACAACGTTCGAGCGGTTAGTTTCGGCAATGGATATATCCAGACTGCATCGAGTGGCATCAACACAAAGCGCCGGACGGTTCCGATCGTTTATGGCGGGAGGGATTGGGAGGCGGTTTATGATTTTTGCCAGAATCACGTGACGAAGCCATTTATCTGGAAGGCACCAGATGGAAGAATGGGTGTATTCGTCGTAACGGCAGACTCTGTTAATCTCGCGCCGATGGGTGGCGGGGTGTATGAGGTAACGGCGGAGTTTGCCGAACGATTCTCTTCAGCCGGATAGCACAAAGCGCCCTTTACGGGTGCTTTTTTTTGGCCTATGATCTGGAGTCGAAAATAGGAGGAAATTTATATGACAACTAACGTTTCAAAAGAGTTTGCGAACTGCTTGCAAAAGCTGTTCCCAGGCGAGATCTTAACGCTGATTGACATTGATGCCACGAAGTTCGGCGGGCAGGTCTACCGATTCCATAACGAGAACGTCGCCTATACAACCGAGGAGCTTTTAGCAGCGGTTAACGGTGGGATGCTTCAGCCAAAGATGATCACGTTTCGAGGCGAGCAATACGGCCCGCGCCCGTTCGGGATCGGTGGTATCGCAATGTCAAGTGACGGCACGGTAGAAAAGCCAACGCTGACGGTTAGCAATATTGATGCGCAAGCGAGTGCTCTTATTCGCGCCTACAACGGCCTCATGCAAGCGAAAGTTACGGTATGGGTTTTGGTTAAGGATTTGCTGAAAGAAGATGGTAGCGTATCTGATGGCGATTTTCGGCGGTTCGTTTACTATATCGAAAGACCTAAACAGGTTGACCCGCAGAAGGCTACGTTTGAGCTAACATCCGTCTTCGATATGGATGGATTGATGATCCCGGCCAGACAGACTCAAACCGTTTGTTATTGGGCGCAACGCGGCTGGTACAAAACCGGGAAGGGATGCGTCTACAACGGGCAAAACGGATACTTTGACAAATACGGGAATAGGGTAGATGATCCCAGCCAGGATGTTTGCGGTGGCCTTGTTTCGTCGTGCAGATTGCGATTCGGAAATGAGGCTTTGGATTTTGGCGGTTGCGCTACTGCAACCTTGAAAAGCGGACGGTAATATGTTAACTCCAAAAATCAAAATGCAGATCATGCAGCATGCGAAGGAAGTTTACCCGCATGAGTGCGCAGGGCTGGTAACGCAGAAATCACGCGTGCAGAAATATCACCGACTCGATAACGTTTCGCCGGATCCTGAGAACGAATCAATGCCGGACGAAACACAGTACGCGCTGGCGTCACTGGAAGGTGAGCCGATCGCCTTCGTTCACTCCCACACTGGCGACGGGGCAACCACCGTTCCGAGCGCCACAGATTTATGCTTCTGTGATGAATCTGGCTTGTCGTGGGTTATCGTGTCGATTCCAGAAGGTGATATGCGGATTATCGAACCGAAGCGCAGGCCGCTGATTGGTCGCCCCTGGGCTTTGGGCGCGTATGATTGCTACGGCCTGGTGATGGATTTTCACAAGCGCAACGGCGTCACGCTGACTGACCGCCGACTGCCGTTCGAATGGTGGAAGCCGGAATACAAAGAGGATCTTTACCGCGACTACTGGCGGGAAGATGGGTTCATCGAAAATACTGGCGATCCAGAAGTCGGAGATATGATTATCTTTCAGCTTCAGGCGGACAAGTGGAACCACGCTGGGATTTACGTTGGAAACAATAATATCCTTCACCACGCCTTCGGCAAGCTATCCCGCCGGGATATCTATTCCGGGTGGTATGAGCAGCACAAGGTTTTAATTTGCAGACATAAGGATCTTAAACATGGCATCACATACAAAGACGATTAAACTTTCCGGCTCCCTTGGGCGTCGGTTCGGTGTCTTCCATAACCTCGCAGTCGATTCAGTCGGCGAATGCATTCGGGCGCTATCCTACCAAGTGGAAGGGTTTAAAGCCTTCATGCAGAGCAAGGTTGGCTCTAACATGCGCTTTGGTATCGTCGCGGACGGAAAACCAATCAGCACGAATGACTTTGCAACGTTCGCCGTAGCGAAGGAGATCCGAATCATCCCCATCCCGAAGGCCAGAAAGAACGGCGGATTGTTGCAGATCGTTATCGGCGCTGCGATTATGGTTGCGGCCTTCTTTACTGGCGGTGCATCGCTGGCGGCAATGGGGGCGTTTTCATCGGCGGCATTTATGGCTGGTGGCGCAATGGTATTGGGTGGCGTAATGCAGATGATCGCACCGCAGATGGGCGGCAACATGCGAGCGAGCGAGTCTCCGGAAAACAAACCGTCGTATGCTTTCGGCGGCCCAATTAACACCACGGCAGCGGGTTATCCAATCCAGTTGCCATACGGTTACAGGTTGGCTGGCGGCGCATTGTTTGGTTCAGGATCTTACGCAGAAGACAACAACTAATTAAGCCACTCTCTTTTTAGCCTGGGGGCATAGCCTCCGGGCCTTTTGTCGTGTACAATTTCGATACTATTAACAGGAGGCTAAACGATGACTAATATCAAGGCCCGTAAGGGTGGCTCAAGTTCGCCGCGTACTCCCGTAGAAATGCCAGATAACCTGATCTCGAAAGATAAGGTTAAATTGTTGCTTGCTGTTTCTGATGGTGAGGTGGTTAACGACTTCAGCATGAAGCAATTGCATTTTGGAGGCGTCCCGGTTCAGAACGAAGATGGAACTTTCAACTATGAAGGCGTAATTGCTGAGTTCCGCCCCGGCACGCAAACGCAGGACTATATCCAGGGCTTCAGCGAGTCAAGCGCTGAATTCCAAGTTGCTCGCGACGTCACTCACAACACGCCGTACACGCTTACCGTGTCGAACAAAAATCTGTCTGCTATTCGCTTCCGCCTGTTATGGCCGCGCGTGCTGACTCAAAAAGATAATGGCGACATGGTCGGATCGGTTGTTGAGTACAAGATCGAGATGGCGGTAGACGGAGCAAGTTATAAGACTTACCTAACTGGCAAGATCGACGGCAAGAACACGACTGGCGGCTACGATCGGAGCATCCGCGTTAACCTGCCGCAGGACTTCACGTCGCAGGTGCTTATCCGTGTTAGCCGAGTAACGCCTGACGCTGACGGGGTGAAGGTTGTCGATGCGTTCCAGGTTCAATCCTACGCTGAAGTTATTGATGCAAAATTCCGCTACCCGTTAACGGCCATGCTTTACGTTGAGTTCGATAGCGACCTGTTCCAAAATCAGATCCCTACCATCTCACTCAAAAAGAAATGGAAGATTATTCAGGTTCCAAGCAACTACGATCCGATTAATCGCACGTATTCCGGCTCGTGGGATGGCGTTTTCAAGTGGGCGTGGAGCAATAACCCGGCATGGGTGCTTTATGACCTGATCATGAATCAGCGCTATGGCTTAGACCAGCGTGAGCTAGGAATCCCGGTTGATAAGTGGTCTCTGTATGAGGTAGCGCAATACTGTGATGAGCTTGTGCCGGACAATCGCGGCGGGATGGAACCACGCTATTTGATGGATGTAATTGTGCAGTCGCAGGTCGAAGCCTTCCAGTTGGTCAGGGATGTTTGTTCCGCCTTCCGTGGAATGACGTTCTACAACGGGGAAAGCCTTTCGATTATCGTCGACAAGCCACGCGATCCGGTTTACCTGTTCACTGCTGATAACGTCGTTGATGGCGTATTCGTTCGAACTTTTCCGAGCGAAAAAACGATGTACACGTCGTGCAACGTGATGTTCGACGACGCAGAGAACCAGTACGAACAGGACGTTGAACCAGTATTCAACGCTGACGCTGCCATGCGGTTCGGTCACAACCCGACAAGCATCACAGCGATCGGTTGCACCAGACGAACAGAAGCAAACCGCCGTGGGCGCTGGATTCTGCAAACGAACCTAAGCGCAACCACCGTTTCGTTTTCTACTGGTCTGGAAGGTATGATCCCTTCGTGCGGCGATGTTATTTACGTTGCAGATCCGCACTGGCAATCGGCTTTTAACCTGGTGCTGTCAGGCCGCGTTATGGAAGTATCAGGCGTGCAGGTCTTTCTTGCCTACCGCTGCGACGCGAAAGCGGGAGACACTCTGATCCTGAATACTGACGACGGCAAGCCAGTGCGTCGCACCATTGCCAGCGTTTCGGCAGACGGCAAAACCATTACGCTAAACGTTGGATATAACTTTGACGTTGCGCCTGATAGTGTATTCCTGATCGAAAGTGATCAGCTTGTAGCGGAACAGTATGTAGTAACCCGGATTGAAAAGGGTAGTGATGACGACGAGTTCACTTTCGCGATCACTGCTACGCAGTACAACCCGAACAAGTATGACGCGATCGACAACGGAGTAATTACCGATGACCGCCCAACTTCGGTTGTTGATCCAGACTCATTGGGCGCTCCGAAGGATTTAACGATTAGCTCTTTTTCCCGCATTGTTCAGGGGATGAGCGTCGAAACGATGGTGATCGGCTGGTCTGCCGTACAGTATGCCAAACTGTACGAGGTGCAATGGCGTAAGGATGGCGGTAACTGGAACAACGTTCCTCGCACGGCGACAACGCAGGTTGATATTGAAGGCATCTATGCTGGTGAGTATCAGGCCCGCGTAAGGTGCATTAGCGGCGGGAATGTAGCGTCTCCGTGGTCTGCATTGGCAACCGCTACGCTGACCGGGAAGGTAGGATCACCAAAAGGCCCCATTAACCTTTTTGCGTCGGACAATGAGATCTTTGGCATTCGCGTTAAGTGGGCCATGCCGGAAGGCGCGGAAGACACGGCATACATTGAACTTTACCAGTCTCAAAGCGGAACCGATCAGGATGCGAGCTTGCTTACCATGATTCCTTACCCGGCTTCTGAATACTGGCATTCAATTCTTCCCGCTGGCTACGTTAACTTCTACAAAGCCAGAAGCGTAGACCGTATCGGCAACGTTTCAGAGTGGACTGATTACGCTCGAGGCATGTCGTCTACTGACGTTAACGCCATCACGGATGTGATCCTGGATGAGATCCTAGACAGCGACGCTATGAAGGAGCTACAGGAAAGCGCGCAGGACAGTGCGTCAAGACTTAGCGACTACGCGAACAGTATCATTCAAAACGCATTGGCGAATGATGGCGATGTTAGAATAATGAGAAAGGAGAATGGCAAGAGGAAAGCTGAAATTAAACACGCAGAAGTTCTCATAGCAAATGAGACAGAAGCAAGGGTGCAGCAGGTTAACCAGATCTCGGCAGAGTTCAACGAAAACCTCAATGCTGGATTAACTCAAGTTAACGAGGCGCTGGCCAATGAAACTGAGGCTCGCGTTACGTCGGAAGAGGCGCTTTCAGCAAGGATTGGAGAGAACTCCGCAGCGCTAGATCAGAAACTCGACTCGTGGGCAAACGTTAATGGCGTTGGTTCCATGTATACGATGAAGCTGGGCTTGAAGTACAACGGACAGGAATATAATTCCGGGATGGCCCTACAGCTTACCGCACAAGGGAGCAACGTTGTTTCGCAGGTGCTGTTCATTGCTGATAGATTTGCCATTATCCGCAATGCGGCATCCGGTGATTATACGCTACCGTTTGTTGTGCAGAATGACCAGGTTTTCATGAATAACGCGCTTATTCAGGACGGTTCGATTACCAACGCGAAGATCGGTAACGTCATTCAGTCAAACAACTACATCGCTGGGGAACAAGGATGGATGATCGACAAGAATGGTGGTTCTGAGTTCCAGAACACTACTATTCGCGGTACGATCTACGCGACTGATGGCATATTTAAGGGTACTATTGAGGCTCAGAGCTTTATAGGTGACATTGCAGTTGCAAGAAGATATGCTGACTTGAGCTTTCGAAGAAACAATACCGTTAAGCGCGAAGGGTACTATCAAAATCGCGGTTATGGCATGACGATAGTTCTTAGTTGCACATTAATCTATGAGGTTACAGGTGGGGAAAATGACATAAACGGATATATTGTTGAAATTACGTTCGATATTGGAGGTCAGCAGGTAACCAGACTTTTCCCAGTTAACCCAAAGCTAACTTCTGGTAGTTATGCTTCTGAATTTCGCTTTTCTGCTGATATTCCAGCAAATTATAGCAACACTGCTTTCTTTGTGAAAGCGAAAGGAAGAGATGCAAATTGGGACTACAGCTGTAAAGTTGAGAACATCACAGCAACTGCATTCCGTACAAACTCAAATAGCTTTACATAATAAAAAGGGGCCAATTGGCCCCTTTATTATTCTCTTTTGTTTTCTTTACATGCTTGATATGCCATATCGTAATAAGTTGGATGTTATTTTCGGAAACTCACGTTTTTCATCATACTAAAGTCTTTGCTGGACGTAGTTGATGTGTATAGTAGAATGTTACATTATCTTCCCCCATAAATTTAAGTTAATAAGTTAAGTTAGATCATGCAACCGTAACGCCAAAATGACCCATCCCACACTAAAGTAATTCCTTGCCCCACTGGAATGTCTACACCTGAAACAAGATTCAGCAGACCAGCGATGTTGTTTTCTACTCTCAACGTTGATGCTGACGTGTTTCTATTGTTGATAATAAGGCGTTGACCAGGGAAAGCGCCTTGCGTTACACCATTAATGACAACGCCAGATATGGTGGCTGCAATTCTTGCAAAGATTGACTGGTCTCCAGCAAACTGCAGGTTCAATGTGTTTTTACCTGCTGCTGAATAAGTTATGTCTCGGTATCCAAGAGGCCTAGTGACGTCATTAACTGTTATTTCAGCGCTTATCTTTGGAGATGTGGAAGCATAGCCAAGAAATGGAATTCCAGTCAACGCAGCATCCTGGCGTGTAATATATCTGGATACCACATCATACTGTGACGCTGATTCCATAAAGTATGAAAGCCTACCTGATACACCGCTTATGTCGACGTCAAACTTTGCTTTCGTTCCGGTCGCTTTATGTCTTACCAACCTTCCAAGCGATGAAGCGCCACCGAATGCAACTCTACCTTTATACTCAATACAGGCACCTTCGTTAAGTTCCACGAGTGCCCCAGAATTTTGATATGGGTTGAAAACCGAACGTCCTCCTGTAATATAAACATTAGCGTTAGTGATCTTAATTGCCAGATCGTGTTCTGTTTCAATGTCACATCCATCTATAAACACCTCTGAGGCGTATGTATTGCTTCCGCTAATAATGATAGGGATATGCGATTGTGGCCCTTTGTTATAAACGAGATTGCGAATAGTGGTTTTTGACGGTGATGTTTTGGTGGCCCCGCTAACAAACAGACCAACTTTAGAATGCGAAACGTTACAATCAATAACCTCCATTCCGTTTCCGCGAATCTGGATACCAGCGCCGCCAGCCGTATTTCCACGCTTATCATCAGAAGTTGTTAGGTTAATGAACTTTCCTCTAATAGCTGTAGCGTGAGTGTCAAACGCCACATCACATCCCTTTGCCATCCCATCCTTTACTACGAAATCTTTTGATCTTCCGCGCAAATCCCAACGGTCATCGCCAGCCGTGGCTCGTGGTTGTGTTGTTGTGAAAGCGTGTCTGGAGAATACGCAACGTATGCCGTTAACAGTTGTTTGTTCACTTCCTGAATCATTAACAAGATAGCCATACGCGCCTAAAGATGGTTCGTTTTTTATCCTATTCCCTGCTACGCCATCAATTTCAGCTTGCAAGCAACTTGTGATGTTAATTCCAGATCCGTTAAGGTCTTTTGCATATACCCCCTTGATGGATGGCTGAATTAACCCGCGTAACGTCATAAAAGAACTGGTTATTTCGTCACTCCACTGTGATTCAAGTAAAGGACCATCAATAATTGTTGTGTTTATCGCCGGCCTTACGACCTTTATGTTTGTCAAGTAATTCTCGTCAAAAATGCCAGTCGTGTAGAACGTATTGGCATCTTCAACCTCGCCGACTATAAAAAATTCACCGCACAATTGGTCCGTGTTTTCCGCATCAGGTACAACGTCATCACTAAAAATTTTACCAACCTGATATTTTTCGGTAAATGGGTGATTAGGGGAAGTGACCTTTACAACTCTCGTTGTTGCAGCGCCATCGCCAAGGTTCCTTTGAACAACTTCAATAGAAGAAACGGCAGTTATATTTCCGACTTTCCCGTTTTGAATGGTAATGACGTCTGTATTTCCAGATTGTAAAAGGCGAGCGCCATCGAATGATAATTTGAAGTGATCGCCTTCATTCAAAGTTACGGAAATATTACTCGAAATTATGTACTCCCTCCCTGCGGATAATCTTCCCTCTACTCCATGTTCTAGCATGTAGTTGAACATCCGCTGAATCATCAATCCGTCATTGTTTAGGTCGGTTGTTTGATAGAAAATCTCAGGAGTTACATATTTTAAAACATCCTGAACCGTTCCTCCCTGCAACAATCCTGATTTACCTGCACCAGTAGGCTTAGATAAAACCACCAGAGTTGACTGTTCGCCAGCGTCATTAATGATCTGCTGAACTTGATCTCTTGCAGTCTCCGCCGCCACCTCTGAAGCCCTGGCGTTAGTCTCTGAAGTTTTTGCCGCATTTTGAGACTCAGCAGCCGACGCAGCGCTTGATTGCGCAGCTTCAGAGTCTGACTTAATTTGGTTGGCAAGATTTTGCAGCGCTTCGAAATCAAAATCATTAAAGAACTCGACCGCTTCCGCAACTGCGGTTTCTTGCGACTGATAGTAGCGCAAAGTTTCCGCAACATCTTGCGCCAAGCCGTCAACGGTCAGCGAGTCACTTAACAGGATCGCGTAATCGCTAGACGCTACTACAGCGCCGTTTGTGGTAATTGCTTTAATTTCGGTGTCGCTGATTACCTTGTTTACGACAGCAATTTGAATAGGCGACGACAAAAAAATCATCGTCGCTCCTGGGCGAATAAGCGAAAGAGATGATCGCCATTTTGTGCCAGTTCCGGTAACTGTTCCGTCTGCGGCCAGATCCGCTTTGCCTTCTCTGTATATTGCCATGTTTTAATCCTCTTTGGTTGGTTGAGTAACGCAGATAATAGCATCAATGAACAGAAAAAAAAAGGAGCCTTTAGGCTCCTTTAGTTGTCAAATCAGAATGGGATATCATCATCGAAATCCATGCCCTGATCACCACCACCGCTTTGCGGCTTCGGTTGTTGTTGCGGCTTCGGTTGCTGAGGCTGGCCCCACCCACCATGCTGATTACCGCCGCCCTGCGTTGGTTCGCGCTGGCTGAATTCCAGTTGCGGCATAATCATTTCATTGTGGCTGTAAGTTGCGCCGTTGTGCTCGCGGTTTACGATCTGAAGTGTCCGGCAGGTTACGCTAATAACCTTGTCGACCTGCAACGCTTCATCGTACCACGCAATCATGCTTTCCTTCGCGAAGAAGACGGCGCGATAGTTGGTGTATACAGTTTCGTCCTGGCCGTCGCGATTGCGGATCTTCATTCGCTCCGACAGGTCGACCGCATACATCTTCCACGGCCCGTTATTGTTGCTGCCCTCTTTTACGTAAGGCGCTTTTCGGATTACCCCTGTTACAACATGCATTTTTATTCCTATGGGGCGGTTTCCCGCCCGGTTAAATTAGTTGAAAGATGAGATATCTTGTGCTTCAGGTTCAGGCTTTGATTCTACCTGTTCCGGTTCACGTTTCGCAACCTCTTGCGGCTTTCCGGGGTTAAATCCGTTCGCTGGATTCACTTTTAGTTGCGCCTGGCGCTTCGTGATATCGTCTTCCGTAACCTTCCATTCCGCAGGCGTCAACGTCTGTTTAGCCAGCTTGTAAATCTCGCGGAGAGATTCGAGGTCTTCGCACGCATCAATGCGTTTTTTGAAGTCTTGCGGCTTCATCTTCGCGATCTCTGCGTCATCGTCGGCCTGCTTGATGCCCAGCGCGGCGGCTAACGCATAACGGCGAGCGTATGAGGTGGTCGAGCCATACGCTTGCTCAACGGTTTTGCTGATCGGCATGTTGAACTGAAACGCCATCCACTCGCCAGATTCGTGCAGAAACATCGTTTCAAGGTGCATAACCTTGTCGGTGCTGGTATCCATCATTGATTGAATGACCATAATTTTGTTCTTTTCCAGCGATGGCCCGATGGCGTCCAGGATATCGCCGAGATTGGCGTAGGTGTTCCCCAGGTGGCTATTCTTACCGCTTTTCTTCGCGGCAACGAAGCCAGACTTAGCTTTGATTAACGCAACGGCGATCTCTTTGAAACTTTCAGATGTACGCATGACAAACTTTCCTTTTCCTGATTGGTGGAGCGCACTATATCACAAGTGCGCCGTAGTGTTTAGCTATTTGTGCCGTATACTTCCGGGAACATGTATTTCACGAATTGCGGCGTGGGCAACTTCACTTCCGCTGCGTTCGATTCGTATGACGGCCAAACGTCATGCTTGACGCATTCGGCGTACTGGTGAATCACGCTTTGATACTGCTTCCGACCGATCTCAATCTGCTGATCAGTTAACGTGAACGCGAGAGGAGCGAACGGTGATTTTTTCTCCTGCGTTAGCAGTCTGACAACTACCGGGCGTTTTTCGTTGTAGGTCTTCACAAACAGATCGCGCTGCAATGCCATCTTGAGATAGTAGCCCAAATTGAAGGCGAGTCGCCCGAAATCGTCCGGCTTGGAAGATTGTGTGGTTTTGTAGTCGGTAATCACCACGACCTCGAAAACCTCATCCGGGTTGAACCCCCACTCCTTGATGAGTTCGGGATCGGAAACAACGTCAACATGATCGAGTCGAACCTTGACCTTGACGCCGAAGATCTCACCGAAGATTGACAATTCACGCTGTGCGGTAGGCGATTCGATACATGCGGCGTGTCGCGGGTTGGCCAGCATCACGCTGCGCATTTGAACAACGGCATCGAAATCAACATCCTTAACCAGCTTGCGCCCGGAGTTCATCGCGGCGCTTTCGTCGCAAAGTTCAATCGCCCACCAAACATTTACGTCAATCCCGGCGCGATATGCCATTTCCAGAAGTTCCGGGTAATCCTTGTTGGACGTCCCAATCAGGCCACACGCTTTCAGCTTCGCAGACAATGCCGACTTCGACGTAATCAGATCTTTAACATCGCTCGGAGAAGTCGCCCGCAGGTACTCGCCATTAAACTTTGCCGTCTCAAGCATACATGTATGCGAACAGGTTCCGAACGCCAGCGCGGCGGTTTCCTCACGCACCTTGAATTTCCAGTGCGCCGGGGATGTTGCGTAAATCTCGCCGAGGCTTGAGCCGCTAACGTACTCCGCGCACCAGGAATCAGGATCGTGATATTGCTCGTTAGTCAATTCACTGCTTGTGTATGCCCTGAAAATTGCTTCAGCCATTGATATTGCTCCATTTGTGGTTTCGTTGCGTTAAGTATACGCATGACGATTCCCGGCGCAAGTCAAAAAGTGCTATCCGCAGTTGGTCAAAAAATGAGCGAAATTTACGTAAGATTTAGTAAGATGCATCTTACGTGATTTTTACTATATATTTCATCGAGTTAATGCAAATCGGTAAGATAGTAAGATCCCTATAGGTAAATATCCATGAAAAATCTGGCGCGAAATCCAGCGAAAAAAGACACGTACCCCGGAGAAATCTTACCAAGATAAGTATAGAGAGATAGAGTAATAATAATAATATTATTATTTATCATATACTTACTATCTATATATGGCGGGTAATTGGTTAAATTTTGCGCGAAATTTACGTAAGATTCATCTTACTAAATCTTACCTAAAGTGGTTCGACCAGTTGCAAGTCACTGAATTTCAGGCATAAAAAAAGGTAAGACTGATTTTCTCAATCTTACCTAATTTCTGGTCAATATTTAATCAGAGAAGAGATGATGCCTTGTATAACTTACGCTCAAAGCCGAGCTTGAAGTTGTCACCGTTCGGAACGATAACCTTTAGATCCCGATCGTCGGCTGCCGCCAGCATATCCCGATCTCCACGACGGCAAACTACCCGCATTTCTCGCTTACCTTCTCCGCCCTTGCCTTTATACCTGTACGCCACGATCTCGACGTTTGAAGGTATGATGCAGGCCCAAACGTCGCACTTGAACGAACTGGCAATATTGAAGTGCATCGCCTCAATCCAGGATCGAGCAAGGTAAATCGGCCCGTTACCGTCTTCGCTCTGATTGGTCACTATCACCGATCCGAAGGTCAGATCTCCAGCCAACATCTTCTCCCGGCCTTCTTCATCAATGAACAGGATATTGCAATACTCATCATCCAGCCCATCTTCATGCACGAGTTGCATAGGTAGCGCGTGAATTAGCTCCTGCCTGCCGTTCTCGTGAGTTTTTACGCCAACCTGATATGATTTGATATGCTCATTTTCAATGCCCTCATAGAGCGTTACAGGCGTGCTATCGACGGCCTCCGTTCTGTTTAAAACTGCCAGCACTCTTTCATGATCTGCCATCTTTCCGTAGTCATACCCGTTATCACGAGCTACCTGCTTGTTTCTCTTGACCACGTATTCTTGCGGAACCTTGCCGAGATAGCGCCCAAGAATGTTGATGCATTCGCTATACGGCTGGCCGCTTAACTTCATTAACCAGCCGATCCCCTTATCAGCACCGCAGCCGCCACAGTATGCGCCGCCGTCGCCGCGCGTTTCTAACTTGTCAGTCCAGCGGAATCGGTCTTTGCCGCCGCAGTTCGGGCAGTCCTGGTGCTTGCCGTTGAAGTATCGAGAGTGGATGCCGCAAATGTTCTGCAACGCTTCGCGCCACATACCAGCCATGTACGGTAAAACCTCTTTTTCATCGTAAAAATCCACGTCGTTACCTCCAAATAAAAAACGCCTACACGAGAATGATAACCCGGCAGGCGTTTAGTGTTTAGACAAATTGTGCTATCGGACTACGCGGAGCATTTCCCGGCGGTCGCATCGGCGCGTCACTGGCTTGCCGTTGCTGTCAAATCTTAAATCTGGTCGGCAGAATGAGGCGCGGAAACCTTTGCAATTGTTCCGGCGGTAGCTCTTATGTACGAGATAAGCGCCATCTGCTGAGATCATGCCGCGCTTACGCCACTGCTGAACAACCTGGATGCTAACCCCCAACTCTTTTGCTGTTTTGGCAACGCCACCGAAGGCATCAATAACCAGTTCCATCCGAGCAGTCAACCCGGCGCGAACCTCCTCATTCAGCACATAGTAACCAGTTGGGCGCTTGCGCTTCTTCTTATCCTTCCCGCGAGATGTTCCGTTATTGCCGTTCAAGGTTCGCTTATCAATCTTTGCCATTTGTTCCATAATTTAACCCTCATAGCATTTTTTGTTAAACCTGATAAAATGTTCCATGTATTATACACGCAACTATGCGAATGACAAATTAGGATTGCCCATGCTCACAATTGAACAACAAATTGAAGCCTACGCAGACAAGATCCCGCTAATACAAAAGCGGTTCACCGTCGTAAATATCGTTCCTTACCCGTATCAGGCGGTTGCGTATATTGAGACCGCGAAGCGGATCGCAAAATATGAACATCCGTTTTACATTAAGGCTTCGGTTTCAGCCGGGAAAACCATCATGATCGCCATGCTCGCGGCGCAGTGCAAGGCAATGAACTTACCCATGATGGTTCTTGCTCGCCAGGCCGAGATCGTGAAGCAGGATTCCGAGGAGATCAGTAACCTCGATGTTCCCAACTCCGTTTATTGCGCCGGGTTAGGCACGAAGGCCGCATACTTCCCGATCGTCGTCGGATCTGAAGGGACGGTGGTTAATGGCCTGTTTAAAATGCTTGGTGACTACGTGCCTTCAGTTCTGGCCATTGACGAATGCCACCAGGTTGACTGGCAAGATCTGGCTGAGGCGATCGCCAACAATGAATCGTTCGAGTACATGAGCCGACCGAAGGATAAGCCGTATCGCGTGAACGGGGAATTGGTCGATGCCGACCACCCATACGACGAAAAATTCGACGACGTAGAATTCGGCGGCGGTCGCACGCAGTACACGATCGTCATTTGCGAGTTAATGCGGAGGTGCCTTGAGAAGACAGGGCGAGAACTTCGCATCGTCGGTTATACGGGGTCGGAGTTTCGCGGGGTGGTTCCCATCTTGCAGGAAGACAAGACGCAGCTTGGATTCTGGCGCGAGCAGATCACCGACATTAACACAAACTATCTTGTCGAGTTCGGATCGGTTGTTCCCACCATTTTCGGCGATACCGAGGCGGATGGGTTAGGGTATGACCTGTCAGAATTCCACGGTTCCAGTCAGGACGGTACGCAGGATTTTAGCGCGGAAGAATTGCGCAAGATGGAAAAGAAAATCCACGAATCCGGCGAAATGACGAAGCTGATTATGCAAAAGGTCGTGGAGCGTGCGAAAACCCGAAACGGCGTTCTGATAACTTGCGCTGGCCAGCGGCATTGCAAGGAAGCGGCAAGCTACTTACCGCCGGACGCCACATACGCGATCATCACCGAGAAGACCAACTCGAAGAAACGCGGCGAAATTTTGGATAAGGCGAATCGCGGGGAGATTAAATACATCTTCCAGGTGATGGCCCTTACCACTGGCGTTAACGTTCCATTTTGGGATTTTTCGGTGATATTACGCAAGATCGGATCGCTTACATTGCTTATTCAGCTTTTGGGGCGCGGAATGCGACTACTTAAAGACTGGCAGAAGGAAGCGCCTTATTCGTGGGTGAAGGAAGACCATTTAGTTTGGGACTTCGCCGGAACAATGGATGACCTGGGACAACTATATTTCGATCCGATTCTGGAGCAGTCGCAATACCAAAAGCGCAAGAGCAGCAAGAACGGCCCGAAAATTTGCCCGGTATGCAAGGGAGAAAATAGCGAGTACGCCCGCCGATGCATCCACAAAGACAGCAACGGTAATCGTTGCGAATACTTCTGGATCTCGCAGCGCTGCGAAGACCAGAAAGACCCGCGAACAGGGAAGATTAAAGTAAAAGGGTGTTACGCTGAAAACGATATTGTTGCTCGCCAGTGCAGATGCTGCGGGGTGCAGCTTAAAGACCCCAATGACAATCTCACCGGGAAGCACTATACGCAGAATGACTGGTATGATGTTGTCGGGTTCGATATCGGCTTGACTCGTAATCAGTCCGGGATCATCTTCAATTACGTGTTGCTGAACCATGACGGCGAGCGATTCACCGCAAGGGAAAAGTTCTTCCCTGAATCAGAGAATCAGATTTGCGGCAAGTTGTGGCGGCAAAAGGCAGTCTTCCAGCACGTTGACGACGCGGTAATGCGCGGAAAGCTGGGCGGTATGAAGAATGCGCGAAAAATCATTGAGAATGCGCACTACTTCCGAGCGCCGAAGCGCGTAACGCATCGCGTTAACGGTAAGAAGGAAGATATTATTTCACGCAAAGATTTTGGAGACACAGAATGATCGCAGATAAAGGTGATTATCTCGAATACTACGGCGGGCCTGTAAAGGCTTGCCCGCTTGAGAAAATAGACCAGATGAACAGCGTTTCGTGGCTTCGGCACGAATACCCTGATTATCTGTTTTGGCATACGGTTAATGAGGGAAGCAAGCACAAAGCGAGCGCGGTTATCGATCACCAAATGGGATTGCTGAAGGGTGTTAGCGACATTCTGATCCTGATTGGTTTCGGTGGCAAATACCCGTTCGCAGCCATTGAGCTAAAGCGCCAGGGTAAGGCGCAGGCCTCGCCAGTGAGCAAGGAGCAAAGGGAATTCCTTGCTGCCGTCCGGTGTCGCGGCGGATTCGCCGCCGTGGCCTATGGCTTCGAGCAATTCAAGATCGCTTTCTGCGATGCCATCAAATAGCACTTTTTGTTAAAACTGCCCGGCGAAAGCCGGGTATCATTTCCCCATCGAAACGAAGAATGGAGTGTTGAAAATGAAAAAGATGCTGGCTTTAGTTGTTCTGTCTCTTGGTCTTATTGGTTGCAGCGAAAAACCGAAAACATATGATTGCGGTGGTGAAGCGTTTGAGGTAACTAGCAACTATATGAAAGTTGTCAAGGGTGAGAACTCTGGCGTTATAATTGATGGCGCTGGCGAAAATCAATATAAACTGCTTACTCCTTTTGGGTACGCTCATTATGCAGTCAACAAAAACACTATTGATGTTAGTGTTGGTGCTTTTCACAATACCTTAACCTGCGAGGTTAAATAATAATGGCAAAAGATATCGCAGACAAAGAAACTCATGACGCGTTCACAACATTTGAGCAGATTGAGCGAGAAACGTTCATCGGTAACGCTCTTGCCACTGGTGGGCACTATCAGGCAGTCAGGCCCGACAAGTTTTACCAAGTAACAGGCAACCGATACGCCGGGAGCAAAACGCCGGATATTGTGCGAGATAAGTGGGCAACCGATCGCAGCTTGATCGCATACATGGAAGAGCGTTATGGCCCTTACGATCTTGACGCCGCCGCAGACCAAAGCAACGCAGTTTGCCCTAAGTTCTACGACGAAAAAACGGATTGCCTTAAACGCTGGTGGGGTAAAAACAAGCACGTATGGCTGAATCCGCCTTACTCGTTTCCAGATCCGTTCGTGCTCAAAGCCATTGAGCAAATGGAGCACGATAACCAGATCGACATTCTGCTACCCGGCGACAATTCTACTGCCTGGTTCCGTGACGCGCAGAAGATGGCCGCAGAAATAATCTGGATTGTTGCCGATGTTGAAGAGGATGAGGACGGGAACCAGTTAAGCCGATCCGGTCGCCTCGCCTTCATCAACGGATTAAGCGGGAAGCCAGTCGACAACAACAATAAAGGAAGTGTTATTTTCATCATGCGCAATCTCAAGCCGGGAGAGGAGCAAAAGACGCTTTACATTCCGGTAAGCGAGATTTGCCCGTCATTAGCTAAAAAGCGTATGCGCAAACGTGGGATCTGAAAAATGGAACAGGTAGAATCTTTCTCCGAGTATCTTCGGATTGTGGTTGAATTGCTGGACAAGTACGGCTTCATTGGTACGGATGAGGAAAAGTTAGCCTTCGCTGACACCATTGACGGAACCTACATGGAGTTCATGGACAACGGAACCCCGGTCGCTGACTGGCCAGAAATTCTTGAGCGAGAATTGATTGAGTTTAAATCGCATGAAGGCGCTGAGTATTTCGCAAAACAGCACTAATTGCTAAATAATGCCCGCCGCGTGCGGGTATTATTACTCCATCAACCAATCAGGAGCAAACGCCATGAAAACCAAAACCATTGCAGATACCATCAAGATCGTACCAGCAAGAGCGCAAGTTGTATCGCGCCACCTGGTTAACCTGTCTCGACTGTGCATGTCCGACTACATGGCGAACCCTTCAGAGAATGGCCTTGATGGTGCAATTGGCGAGATTTATTTTCGCGCCGGGTACGGCTTGGAAAGTGTGGCCATGTATGAGCAAATGGCCGATGGTTTTTGCATTTACGGTGACGAATGATGATTGTAGAGACTGGTCGCGCTGCCGTATGGCAGCACGCAAAAGAAGCAGGAATAAGTGATGATATCGTGAAGATCTCAAAGTATTTCGATATCAAAGATATATCAATTGTCTTTGGTGGGAAGTTCACCTATCTACACGAGCGCCCTGTGAAGCGCACGCGAATAGCAGTGGCAACGCGTGCGGAGGCCGACGCGCTGAAGATGTTCATCCACGAGTCTAAGCAGCAGAAGAAATATTACAAGTAGCGGGGACGTGAAGAATGCGATATATTGCGATCTTATTTACGGCGATTCTATTCACGATCGCAATCATTAACTATGCAATTCAATTGGGATAAATTATGTCACCTAAAATCACAGACGAAGAATTCCTTGCCGCCCGCGAAGAAGGTAAAACCTACCGCGAGATCGCGGAAGAGTTCGGCATGAACATCAGAAGCGTTGAACGTCGAGGCGTTCGCCTTGCGCGACAAGGCCACCTTCACGGAAACAGCCACGTTGCTAAGCATATCCCGGACGGCTTCGGCGTCAAAGGCACATCAACCATGATTCGCGCCAATGGCGAAGAGGTCGTGCGGTGGGTCAAGTCGGAAGTAGACCGAGATCGCATGATCGCTTTGATGGAGGCGGCGCAGGCGTCTTTCTGCGAAGACCTTCCGCGAGTCGAGCCGCAACCGCTGGATGAATCGAAGTTCTACATTGAAGATCAGCTTGCCCTGTACCCGATCTTCGACTTGCATATTGGGGCGATGGCGCACAAGCACGAATGCGGCGAGAACTATGACACCAGCACGGCTGAGAAGGTTCTAAACAGCTTCTTTGATTATTCCGTGTCGGTGGCTCCGCAATCCCAAAAAGCTGTTTTGCTGGTCGGTGGCGACTTCCTTCACAGTGACGGCCTGGACGCAGTAACCCCGGCAAGTGGTCACGTTCTCGATCAGGATAGCCGTTATGCGAAACTTGTCTATGTGGCTATTCGCTCATTGCGCCGCGCCGTGTCGCTACTGCTGAGTAATCACGCGGAAGTAGAGGTGCAGGTAATCGAGGGGAACCACGATCAGGCTGGCATGATCTGGTTGCGTGCAGCACTCGCAGCGTTCTATGAAAATGAGCCGCGCGTATTCGTTGACGTCAGCCCTGCGATTCTGCATCGCACCGTATGGGGCAAAACGATGCTGGGCTACACTCACGGTCACACTATGAAGAAGGCAGAAACGCGCCTCGCCGCAATGGCTACTGACTTCCGCAAGGAGTTCGGGCAATGCGACTACATCTACACGCATTCGGGCCATTGGCATCACCAGACCGTCACGGAGCACTCGTTAGGGATTGACGAAGTGCACGGCCAGTTAGGGGCCAAAGACGCTTACGCCGCTCGCGGTGGTTGGCGCTCCTATCGCCAGGCGGCGGTTATTCTGTACAGCAAAGAATATGGCGAAGTAGGCCGCTTTATCTACCGCCCTAACATGTAACCACAACGGCCCCGCGAGGGGCCAACAAGGAAAACCGATGAATAGAAATATCTGCATTTTCGATCTAGATGGCACGTTGTCCAATGGCAACCACCGTTTGCACCTGCTGCCGAAAAAAGATCTCCACATAACCGAAAGCTGGACGGCGTTCAACATGGCGGCTGGCGGCGACGCTCCCATTACGGACACGATCCGGGTAATGAAGGCCATGCGCGCAGCAGGATTTATCGTCATCATCCTGACCGGGCGAAGTGATGAGGCACGCGAGATAACTGAAAAATGGCTGGTGCAAAATGGCGCATCGCATTACGACCTGCTGATTATGCGCTCCGCCTCCGACAACCGGAAAGATACGGTTATCAAAGAGGAAATTTTACGCAAGATTGGCATTGAGCGAATCGTTGCAGCGTGGGATGATAGCCCCACTGTTATTGCGCACTTCCGTAGCCTGGGTATCACAACTTACCAGGTCTGCGACTACGGCGAAAACCTTCACGACCATCTGAAATCTCATGGAGTAGACAAATGAAAAATGTAATCATCCTCAACGGAGCGCCGGGCATCGGAAAAGACACTATCGCGGAAATCATCGCCCGCAAATGGGAGTATCGGATCCTGAGTTTCAAATCACCTATGTTTGACATTGCGCGCGCCATCCTGGGTGCAACCGACTTTGCCCGCTTCGCCGTCCGTTACCACGACCGCAGCCGGAAAGAAGTCAAGTGCGACTTTTTAGGCGACCGCTCGCCGCGTGAATTCCTGATTCACATTAGCGAAAATTTCGTAAAGCCGACGTTAGGCAAAAAGCAGTTCGGCAAGTTGCTTTGCGATTCCGTCGTGAATTCGCCTGTTAGTTGCGTCGTCAGCGACGGCGGATTTGACGAAGAAGTAGAGCACATCGCGGCGCATGATAGCGTAAACGTCTTTGTCGTTCGCCTGCATCGTGACGGCATGACTTTCGAGGGTGATAGCCGCAAGCATATTAGCCGCCCGGATCTGATTTGCGAAACTTATCACGAATTCGATTTTGATATGACGACTGGCGAGCCGGAAGACGACGCGCAAAAAATCCTTGATATGGTTTTTGAAGGGTATTAATATTCTCTACGTAATGCCTTTATTATCACCGCCTTAAACTTTGGGAGCCTTAACAGGTTCCCTTTTTTTTGTTCTTTATTTGGCCCAACGCATATATCATCGCATTATCACTTAACTAACAGAGGTTGCATATCATGCGGGAATTCATCAACGCTGCAACCAATGGTAGCGGCGGTGTTACCCTCGCAGGCTCTGCGACCGGGCAACTTATCATTGCGGCCATTGGTTTATTTTTCATGATTCTATTCGGCTCCTTCGGCGCGTGGTTGCGCTGGCGAGATTCAAAGGTGCTTCGTGAAGCGCTGGAAGCCGGTGATATCAAAACGGCGGTGAAGATCAGGAGTAAATAACATGGGGATTAAAACGCGGGTTACATTCGCGGCGGCGATGGCGATCGCTGTCGCCTTCCTCCCAAAAGTGGAGGACACGAAATACAAAGTTTATACCGATATCGCTGGAGTTTCGACGGTATGCGAAGGCATCACGGGGCCGGACGTAATCAAGGGGAAAACCTATACCCGGTCAGAATGCGATGCTCTTTTGGCGAAGCACATCCAGGTCGCAAAGCGTGTAGTTGACAGCAAAATCAAAGTGGCCGTGCCGGACACCTTCAGGGCGTCGATGTACAGCTTCACTTTCAACGCTGGCGGCGGCGCATACTCCGGCAGCACTATGCTGAAGTTGACGAACCAGGGTCGGCTATATGAGGCGTGCGAACAGCTTTACCGCTGGACGTACTATCGCAACCCGAAAACGGGCAAGATGGAAAAATCGCGCGGCCTGCATAATCGCCGGGATCAGGAATTCAATCTGTGCATTAAGGATCTAAAATGAGTAGCTTAAATTTTCAGCGAGCATTGGCAATCGGCTTCATCGTGTGGGCGGTTGCACTGGTTTCCGGTTGCGCTTCCAGCGTCCCGATCCTTTCCGATCTGGTGGGCAGCAAGCCGGATATGACGGCGCAAGTCGGTGCGGAGAACGTGAAACAGGCGGTTGGCGTGACGAACAAAACATACACGTCCAGCAAGCAGGAAACGACCTTCAAAGAATCGGCAGTTGGCAAGGTTGACACTTCCAACAAAAAGGCGGTGACGACCTCCAGCATTCACGCGAACCAGATTACGGCGGAGAAGATCGAGATCCGAAACGACGGTAGCGGAAGCATGATTCCGTGGCTGATTGGTGCCGTTGGGGTCATCATGTTCGCTGTCGGTGTTTTCGGTATGTGGCGAGAGCGAAAAAATAAAGGGGCGTAAGCCCCTTTTTTCATATGTACCGTTTGACGTGCAGCAGTGCCACGCCATCTTCATCATTCAACCCATGTTCAACCGTGTTTGTCGCGGCCATGCCTTGATATAGCAAGGTGAGCGCGGCACGCAAGTAATTTTCTGGTGTGATCTGATTCACGCAAACAAGCCTGTGAACCTCCGTTATCAGATCTTCCACCTGCTTTCCCGAATAGGGCTTCATCGTCGAGTTGCTCAATGTGCATCATCTCCCACATGTATTTGTTGTCCATCCCTTCAAACGACCGGAAGTTAAATCCAATCTCCCTGTTATCCGGGCCAGTACACCACACCACGCCGTTTTTTCCGTCCAGGTATCCATTCGTATAGCTTCGCGCTAAAAACTCCTTAGAAACCATTGAGGCGAACATACGGTGTGACACGTTGGCGGCTTTTGCCATGCGCGGCGATTCGCGGTGCATGTAAACGAACTTCGCAAAATCTTGCCGGGTAAATTCCCGGCGAGACTCGCAGAATCGGTAAATGTCAAGGATAAACATTCATTACCTCATGAACGAAGGGTTAATAAACACCTCTGAATCAATCACGCAGATGAACCCTAATTCCTCCATCTTCGGCAGCAATTTTTCCTTAATCCTTTTGCTCACCCCGGACTGACCTTTGAAGATCTTCAGATTGCGGCACGCGTTATAGATGCTCTGAACCGTCATCACACCTTTCGCCTGCTTGCCACGGCTGGCGATAACATCGTACACCGCCTTAATCTCCGCGCCCTCACCAGCGAAGCCTGACGAATCAGCCGACGACAAATACGTTTTGCTCAACTCATGAAACATGATGATGGCTTCGTCGATCGTTTCGGTTCCGATCTTCTTCGAGCGCTTGCCTCCAGGTTGCCAGTTGCGGATCGTGTGGATTACCGACGCCAGGCGCATCACCTGCTTATCGAATTTACCCATCGCACCGCGCAGCATAGTATGCGAATACTTCCCGCCGTCGCCTAATTCCGGCTCCAACTCCTGTCGGGCCTTGTTCAGCCGACGCATGCCTGCTTCAGTCACTTCCAGCTTGATATACGATTCCGTCATAATGTCATGAATGAGGCGGAAGTAATCAGCGCGTAAAGACTTGTCGATCGGCTCATAGGTTGAATTCCCGTTTTCGTCGATGAACACGCGTTCGCCTAAACGTGTTTGCTCACGAACCAAAAGGAAACGCTCCGAGACACCGATCCCGCGAGAACCCGCCTGCATGATGGCGTCGATGGTTTCATCCTGTGCAATTACGCAAATGCAGCCCAAAGCCACGAATGACATATTATTGCTAACGTCGGCACGAGCGATCGATACGTGGCCTTTATCCCATGCTTTGAGCACCAGTTCGCTGTTCGTCTTCTTGCCGCCATCGTTGCCATACGTGATCCCCAAAAGGCTGTTAACCGCCGTCGCCTCATCGGAAATAACGGCAAAGTTGCCCTGGCGGTTGTTAATTTTCGCCAGACCTTCCGGGGTGGTATCGGATACCGGGAAAGTTAGATCACATAATTTTTCAAGTTTCTCTTCCAGTTCGTCACGGTCTTCGAAAAGTTTCACCATATCAGATTGCGACAACTCCCCTTTAAGCGCCTGCTTGTTGGCGGACAGCTTCGCCATGATTTTCTTACGCTCCTTCTTGCGCGACTCGTTAATGCGCTCGACTTCGGCGACGATCGGATCGATGGCAAGCGAGTTAATCGCGGACTTACCAGCGGAAGGCGGCTGCGACGTGATAACGTAAAGCGTTGTCGGTTGCTCGCTGCCGTGGTACTCGACCCAAAAGCGACCCATCATCGCGGCGGACACGGTTCCGAGAAAGTGCATGTAAGCGGATGATTCCGGGAACTGAACAGATCGGGCGGCATTGAGCGCCAGCTTGCCGACCACATCGTAATCATTTGCGATCGAGATTGTTGGGTACTTATCCGCGTTTACGTCGATATCTTTGGGCTTTGGCCAGAATGAAACGGAGTCACGATACCCGTTCGCACGAATCGCAACGCGCAGGGGACTGATCCCCTCCCTTTCTGCGATGGCGATAATATCTTGCGGTGATACGCGGTCATTTAAAAACATGCCCTTGCTCCTGATTGGTTAATCGTTCGGCTAATCATATGCCGTATTAAATCCGAGATCCAGTGATAATCTAAACACGCTCGAAAAACGCGCTTGGATTATCGGGGCGCATGGCCCCGAACCAGTCACAGGTATTTAGCTTCGAAAGTCGTTCCGTCCGATACACTGAAGCCCACTTCCTCGCGGTACAGCGTCCAGCGGCATCCGTCACGGTCGAAGATGTATCCAGCAACCGCACCGAGCGCACGACCGCTTTCAACCTGGTAGCGCTTGCCGACGCTGAAGGATTTTTTCATCGGGTTGCTATGGTCAAGGCCGACGCATTTTAGCGTTTTGGTTTTGAGTTCGATGAACGTCGCAACCGCCGCTCCGCCGTCGCCAGCAATAAACAACTCGCCGCTAACGCCTACCGACAAAATAACGCGCTTCTTCTTCAGTTCTACGCTGTCATATACCATCATTGACACGTTGCCTTCATCGTCGACGCGGGCGGAATAAAGGTTGTTTTCATGGATGTTAACGGCACGGCTTGACGTGCATTTAATCTTGATTGACTTTGCCATCTTATTTACCTTCCCCAATATTGATATAAAGATTTACCAAATCCAGAAAGTCGGCTTTATTTCTGCAACTCAATTTAAAGCCAACGTGCGACTCAATTTTATTTTGCATCGCAGCCAGGGTTGCTCCGCCATTATTCATCCTGAGAACTTCGCGGCATACTTCGGCGAGTTTTTGAGATATCATTTCTTCACCACCTTTATTTCCATGCCTTCGCAAGCGGCCTTGATATCATTAATCAGTCGATTAAGCCTTAAATCAGTCATTACATGGTGATGGCGGATATCAATAATCCCGGCAACAACTAACAGCATGACGGCAAAGATAAAACCACCAGGCCCGGACATACACAAAATAGTTAACATCATCAAGATAATAAATTTCATTTCCGTTTACTCCGTTGCGTTTCGATGGTGTAATGCTACCCGACTTTCGCCGGGTAGTTTTAGCAATTCGTGCTATTCTCGATAATTTGCCTGGAACACGGCGCGGGCAAAACCTCGCGGAGTAATGGAGCGCAGCATTTTAGTCCTTTCTGACCTTCCACCCAAAAACTTCCAGGCCCAAAAGAAATTCACGCCTTCCACTCCGTCCGGCGGCGGGAGCCGTTTCGGTTCGACAAAACCGTTTCCGTGCCATATGCACGTTTTCTTCGTGTAATTGTCACAGTGGGGCATTTTTGGATGCCACACAGGTTCGTTCGGAGAAACATAGCCGCCGAAGTCGCGCGGGTGAAAATAGAAATCCGGCTTGCGCCATAGTGACGACAATTTTCCAACCGGGTTTTCGACCATCCAGGGGCAACCATACTTATTTCCTAATTGCTCGACCATCTTCGCATCATCTGCGGCTGATAGAACGTCATTATCTTGCCTTACGTGCTTGATTCCGCTGTGCGCTAACAGCGTGCATGACGGGAACGCGAAAATTAAGTCAGGATCTGGAACGCCGAGAATCGATCGCTTCACGTCAAAATCCTTGTCGATCCAAATGTTAACATACTGGATATTGGGGTGAACCATTCGAATGCTATATTCTCCGTGGTCGCCGGAGTCGGCATTGAAGCAATACACCTTGCATCCCTTGATGGCCCACGGCAGGCCCATGATGCCTGAGCCGTCGAACATGCAGTAAATAACCTTGTCTTTCATCATCACCTCACAGGAAAGGGACGCATTCGCTGCAACCTTCAAAGCCGGAGCAGCCGCACGTATTTTCTTCTTCATCCGCCAGGTCGTCGCACATCGGCAGACTTTCGGCGTTCATATCCATATCACCAAGCGCATCCGCGAGCGTCATTTCCTGATTGGCAACCATGATGCAGGCTTCGCGATTAAGGCCAGCATCCTGAGCCGCAAGAAAACGACTCCAGTATGCATCGTCGTAGTTATCGGCCATTGCTTTTACTCCTGTTCAGTTCCCGTAATTTGGCGGCGCACAACTTGGAACAGGTTTTGCCCCACCTGCGCTTGAGATCTGCCGCCTTGACTTTGTACATGACGCCGCAGCCAGGAGCCTCGCAGCACTTCATGCTTTCTTTCGCCGTGACGTGTCCCGGCCTACCAGTCAGCGAGCTATCGTCGGGATTCTTCGTCGACCAGAACAATTGCACCTTCGCCACCTCTTCGCCAAACTCATTGACGAACATGTAGACGCATTTTCTTTTCAGCAACACGGTGCAGTGATGCATTTCGCCGTTGACTTCCAGGTAAGCGCGATCGCCTTCTTTCATGCCTTCCACCCTTCAATGAACATGCTGTTAGATTCCAGCGTCAGCGTGACGCTAGCCAGCGAGGACGGAATGAGGCGACCGCCCGGAACCGTACCGACGATGTAACGGCCTTTCGACTTCGTGATCGTGATCTGAGTGAAGCCTGAGGCGCGGTTCATGCGGAGAACGACACGGCCATGAGCGTTCAGGACGGCTAGAATGGAATCAGTCTTCGGATGGTTCATTGTGTAACTCCTTCGTTTGTTGGTGTGGGGATAGTATGCCACTATCCAGCAATGTTGTTTTAGCAAAACGTGCTATTCCGGAACGCAGGTCGCGTAATCCTGGCTAATGTAGATCGTGCGCTGAACGCGAGGTTCGAGATCGCCGAGTTTCTGGATGGTAACATCGTTGCTTCCGACCCGGCACGGAACAGATCCGAAAATAAACCCGCCAGTCTGCTTGTCGTTGATTTTCCAGGTTCTCCCATCCGCCTGTTTAATGACAACGAACGGCGTGTTGTCCGCATTGAATTCGTTAGGGTGACGACCGTAATAGTGCATGATCGCAGCTTCGGCAGCGTCGTGAAATTTGTTCGTCACGTCATTGGTCGCCTTGTCGATGAGGGCATTGATACGCTCTTTCGGCGATCCGATGATGTATGAAAAGCTGTTCGAAATGGTAACTGTTCGCATTATATTTTAACCTCGTTTTGGTGGATGAAGTCGGCGACGTAATGGCACTCGATCGGATTCTCGATACCCTCGAGCACCTCGCACGACCCGTTATTCAGTAGCTGGCAATGCTGGCACTCAACGCCGCCAACACTTGCAATTACAATGGTGATCCCGTTGCATGAACCGCCAAACATCCGATGATGGAATGGGTAAGCCTCGCAGGTGCAAACCACCTCCCCGGCCCTCCGCTTTCTCATGCGCTCCCCTTCTCCATGCAGAAGACCCAATCGCGAGCATCAACCGCGAAGCGCGCCACGCCGTCGAGCACGATGAAAACGGTCTGCCCGTTAACACCGCGACCCTTTTCGATATCGGTGACTGTGCGGAACAGATCGCTTGCGCCATATTGAATTTTGTCCCCGATTACGACGTCGCCAAATGCTTTCATGGTTGCTCTCCTGATTGGTTTCGATGTGGTAATGATACCAGGCCTCGCGGCCCGGCGTTTAGCAATTTGTGCTTATTTGATGGATTTTTTCGCGGCCTTGTATGCTTCTTTGAACGCCGGAACATCTTCGATCTCAATCCAGAAGCCGGAGCCATAGCCATCGTCATAGCAGGGGCATTGGTCGCAGTAGTCGCCCCAGGTTTTCTCTTCGCCGCCGACAGAGAAGCCAGTTTTCATTTCGCAGAGCGCTTCTTCAGCGGCTTCGATTTTTTCAGCATCAGTATCCATGATTACGAAATTCCATTTGCCGTTATATTCGTTGCCAAGTTTGATTGATTCGCGCTTCAGTTTCATGATGTTTGCCTCTTTGTCTGCTTCGTTTCGATGAATAGATAATAGCAAAAGCCCACGCGGGGCTTTTAACAAAAAGTGCTATTTACACCAGGCGGAACCGAACTTCATCACCGTAAATCACGGCCTGGATGTGATCGCCAAATGTGACGGTTGCGCGAGTGGTTTCGTACTCCGTGTGGCCGTATCGCCATATCCCGCGCTGGGGATAATGCGCCGCGCTTTCGTGCCAAATGTTCATAGTGAACTCGCCAGACTCCCCGAACTCCAGGCACTGACCGACCATCGCCTTGACAGCCTGGTAGTCATGCCAACGCTGAGTAGCACGATCGGTAACGCGCTCCACATGCTTGCGCTCTTTGCGCGCCGCCGCAGCCTCAACCACGGCCCACTTACTACGGGTAAAGATTCTCATTGCTGGTATTCCTTTTTGATTTGGGCGCGGAAACGCGAAGCATCTTTTTCTGCCCGTTCAGCGCTGTGATATCGTTTAAGAAACAGGGTATCAATCCCCATGCAAAGCGTTTCGTCGGCGCTGTATTTCCCCACAAGCCAAAGACTGACCGTCTGCCTGTCCAGGCCGTAGTTCTTATCGAAGTGAACGCGCACATTAACAGGCACATAGCCATGCGTAGAAATGAAGGCATCAAAGCGATCGAATAGCTCTTGCTTGTTCACAAATAAACTCCTTCAATTGAGCAAGTCATTATGGACGATTGAGGATTGAATGTGATTCCGCTACACAATAGGCGTTCATCGACTTTCGCCTTGTAAGCGCGGCCTATGACTTCAGCACCATAACATGCCATTGAAAGCGCATTGGTGATGTGCCACTCTCCGCTTTTGTGACTCCACA